CAACCTCATTCACATCGGGATCGAGCACGCTCCGGCGACGACCGGCGAAGCCGTTCCCGATGAGCTGCTCGACTATCTGATCTCGCCGGAGTGGGCGGCCGACATGCTCGCCGAGTGGGGCGCAGAGTCGGCGCTGTATCAGGCGAAGGTTCTCGGGCACTTCCCGACCGGCGCGGCCGACCCGTGGCGCGTGATCTCTGAGATCCACGCCGCCGCGTGCCGCTACATCGAACCGGCCTACGACGCCGACGCCGTGCGCGTCGGCGGGCTCGACGTCGGGGCCGGAGGCGACCGTACGGTGCTCGTCGAGCGCGTGAACGACGCTGTCGGCCGGATCGAGACCTTCACGGAGCGCGATCCCGAAGCCGCTTCGAAGAAGCTCGCCGATGTGATCCGTCGATGGGGATTGACCCGCGTCAACGTCGACACGATCGGCGTCGGGTGGGGTCTCGCCGGAATGCTCCGGAAGGAACTCAAGGCCGAAGGGATCGCCATCGAAGGCGTGAGCTTCGCGCGAAAGTCGAACTTCCCGAAGCGCTTCGTGAACATCCGCGCCGAAGCATGGTGGCACGGCCGCGAGCTGTCCCGCGATAAGAAGTGGTCGCTCGCGCAGCTCGACGACAACGCTATCGCCGAACTGACGATGCCGCGCTATCTGGAGAAGAACGGCCGCATCCTCGTCGAGCCGAAAGAGGATGTGAAGGAACGGCTCGGACGCTCGCCGGACATCGCCGACGCCGTGCTGCTCGCGTTCTTCGATGGCATCTGGATTCCGCCGGTCTCGGACTCGCGCGGCGCGTTCGACAATGCCGACCTGCTCGGCGGAGGCGCGAACCGCGCCGGGATCTTCCCCGGCGGCATGATCCCCGGCCTGCCGTTCGGCGTTCCGACAAGCCTCATGCGCCGATGAGCCCGACCCCTTGCGGGATCGGGCTCATCGAAGACGTTCTAGTACAGCGTCGTGAAGATCTCGGGAACGAGCACGCCGGGACGGTCGGACAGCTCGACGAGGCGCGTGTTCAGCTTCGACGCGAGGTAGCGCGCCTGTCGCTCCCACCAGTCGGCGAGCTTCGTGTTCGAGTGACGGGCGATGTTGCGTCGGGTGGTCGCGATGTGCAGGTCGCGGATGATCTCGGGCATCGTCTCTGTCCTTCATCTGTCGTCGGTGTGTCGTGCCCCTGAATACTATCAGAGTTCCAGCGTGCCGCAGGTGCGGGACTCTACAAGAATTCGGGAAATATTTTGTACGCGGATGCTCCCGTTCGGCGGCGTCGGGGCGGTAGGGTTGAGACACACGACGAAAGGACGACATGATGATCAAGTGGCGCAAGCTCGAAGAGCTGAACGAGTGGACCGGCGAAGTCAAGGTTCGGTACATCGCGGAAGTCAAGACGAGCGACGGCATCGGCCGCGCCTACCTTCAGGTTATGCAGGTCGGCGACAAGTACCAATGGTCGGCGCATGTCTTCGTCGCCCACAATCCGAAGCTTTCGAAGATGGCGTACGGCTCGTACGCTGTCACGCCGCACTCGCTGTCGGTCGCGAAGATGCGCGCTTCGCGCCGCGCGCTCAAGACGATCCGCCTTGTCGAGCCGCTCACCCGAGCGGCCTAAATTCCCGACCGATTTCAGCCCCGGACTGTACGAACGTCCGGGGTTTCGTCGTACCTTTTTGCACTACGGTACGAATCTATTATGTTACATTCGGCCTATGAACGAAGAGATCACGCACCGTTTCGCGTACCACCCGCCCCGCGACGAGGCAGCCGTCAAGGCGCACGAGCGCGTGCGGAAGCTGCTCGGCGACGTCGCGCAGGAACTCGACGCGCTGCTTCCGGCCGACCGGCCGCGAGAGAAGGCGCTCGTGCTGACGCATCTCGAAGATGCGATGTTCGCGGCGAACGCTGCCATCGCACGGAGCCGGACGGGGGTAGCCGGTGGCTAACTGGCGTCTGGCTAAGAGCCTGATCGTGCTCACGTCCGAGATCGAGTATCTGTTTCCCGACACGACCGTGTGGGACATCGGCGACAAGGCACACCAGGGCTCATGGTCGGACCACAATCCGAACGTCTGTTGCGACGTCGTGTGCGCCGTCGACATCCTGCCCGATGCCGGGCTCGACCTCGCGAAGTTCGTGAAGCACATCGTCGCGAATCCACACCCGAACCTGCGGTACGTGATCTTCGACGAGCTGATCTATCAGCGGAAGAACGGCTTCAAGGCGCAGCCGTATCACGGCGTCAACAAGCACAAGCGGCACGCGCACGCATCGGTCGGGAACGGCCCGGACGGGCGCAGCACGGGCAACTACGACAGCACGGCGACGTGGGACATCGACGAACTCGGCAAGAAGCCGTCGAAGCCTCCGACGCCGCCGAAGCCTTCGAAGCCGAGCACGGGGAAGCTAGGAGACAAGATGCCGACGATTCAACGCGGGAACAAGGGCAGCCGGGTCCGGATGCTGCAAGGTCTGCTCATCGCGTGGGGTCACAACATCCGCGTTGACGGCATCTTCGGTCCGAACACGGAGAAGGCCGTGCGCTCGTTCCAAGGGAAGTACGCGAAGCCGGTTGACGGCATCGTCGGCCCGATCACGTGGAACAAACTGCTCGGACTGTAATCGGAAGGGGGCAGCCGTGAAAGACGACAACACGAGCAGCACACGAACGACCGTCTACATCTTCGGCGTAGCTGTGATCGCGCTGATCGCGTACTACGTCGAAGCGGAGATTCAGGAAATCGCGCTGTGGCAGGCGCTGCTCGCCGCAGCGATCCCGGTCTTCGGCCTCATCATGGCGGCCGTGAAGGCGTGGCCTAAGCGGAAGGACACCGACACCGATGGATGATGCATGGCTGTTCATACTGCTCGCGCTCGCCTGCTACCGCGTGACGCGCCTCGTCACGACGGACAAGATCACGGAACCGATCTTCGATCGGCTGCGGTTCGGACTCGAACGCCGTTGGTACGCGAAGCACGGGCCGGTGGGCTCGGATACGCACTTCAATTCGAAGCTTGCGTTCATGCTCTCGTGCCCGTGGTGCCTTGGATTCTGGATTTCAGGGGTCGCAACGCTGCTAGTATCACTGGCGTACGGGCTTGATTACCCAATAATCACATGGTTTGCACTGTCGACCGTGGTCGGGTTTCTCGGGCGGTTCGACACAGAGTAGGGGCAACCATGCGGCTTCCGGCGTTTAACAACGTGACGGCGTCCGCTGCCGTCATTCCCCCGCGCCGGATGCACGATCCCGAGTACACGTCCGAGCAGGATCAGCTCTGGGATTACTATCAGCGGCTCGAAGAGTTCTCGGCAGCGGTGAACTGGAAGGCGAACGCGATCTCTCGCGTTCGGCTCATCGCTGCCGAGTTCATGCCCGGCGGAGACGAGCCGATGCCGATCACGGAAGGTCCGATCGCGGATCTCGTCGCCAACTTCGCAGGCGGCATCGGCGGGCAGTCGCAGATTCTCGGCGAGACGGCGATTCACCTGAACGTGCCCGGCGAAGGGTGGCTATGCGGCGTCGAAGACATCTTCGGCGAAGTGTCGTGGCGCGTCTACAGCGCCGACGAGCTGCGCGTGCGCCGGACCACCGAAGGCGGGCAGAACGTCGACCGGTATCAAGTCAAGGTCGGCGAGAGTGCTCGGGCGTGGGATTCGCTTCCCGAAGACACGCTAGTCGTACGCTTCTGGCGTCCGCATCCCCGGTGGGGATGGAAGGCGACCTCACGCGCTGCGTACGCGCTCGGCGCGATGAAGGAACTCGACCTCATCAATCGCCGGATCATCGCCGAGACCATCTCGCGCATGGCTGCGAACGGCGTGATCCTGTACGACCGTGGAAAGCTCAGCTTCCCCGAGCTGCCCAATCCGGCTAGCGCCGAGTCGGTCGACCCGTTCGCGCAAGTCCTCGTCGATGTCGGCTCGAAAGGTGTCGCCGACCCGACAAGCGCGCAAGCGACGATCAAAATCCCGATCGGCGCGGATCTCGGCGACTCCGACGTCAAGATCGCTGATCTGATCCACGTCGTCGACCTCTCGAACCCGTTCTCTGAGCGGATGCTCGATCAGCGTGCGGCGGCCGTGACGCGTCTTGCGACGGCGCTCGACATCCCGGCCGAGCAGTTGACGGGACTCGGCGACATGAACCATTGGGGCGCAGCTCAGATCGAAGAAGCCGGGATCAAAGTCCACATCACGCCCGACATGGAAATGATCTGCCACGCCTTCACGGAAGGTTTCCTTTACCCCACGCTCGAAGCCGAAGGCCGCGAACTCGTCGGACCGCGAGGCGGACGGCCGGTCATCTGGTATGACCCGAGCGAGATCGTCATGCGCCCGGACCGTTCGAAAGAAGCGATCGAAGCGTACGACCGTGGCGAGCTGTCGGGGATCTCGCTGCTGCGCGAACTCGGCTTCTCGGAAACCGACCAGCCGGACGAGGCCGAGCTAGACCGGATCATCGAACTGAAGCGCCGCCTGAATCAGGTGACCGAAGCCATCATCACGGGCGACGCCGTCGACATGGAGAACCCCGACCTCACGGAGCCGCAGGAAACTGTCGTCAGCGATCCGCCACCGGAAGATGTGTCTGCGCGAGCGCAGCGCCTACTTGCAGGGGTGGGCCGTGGCTGAACTCGAACCACAGTCGATCGAAGAGCTTGAAGCGGCGGCTGAAGAGTATGAAGCGCTCGTTGCGGCCGGGCTCGTGCTGATCGCTGCCGAAGTGGCAAGCCAGATCGAGAACGGCAGCCTCGCGACGCTATCCGCTGCTGCGGTCGACCTCATCACGACGCTGTGGAACGCGTATGTCGACGAGAAGCTGCTGCCTGCGCTCACACTGTCGATGATCAGCGCGGGCGACGAAGTCGGCCGTTCGCTGAGCGCCGTGCTCGGCGAGCTGCCGTTTCTGAGCGAGCCGATCGACACGCAGCAGTATCTCGCGCAGGCGCAGAACCGACTCGTCGGCATCGGTAATGAGCTGTGGTTCAACGCCCGAGCAGCCATCGCACAAGGGCTTGCCGAAGGTGAAGAGATCCCCAAGATCGCCGCGCGCGTCCGCGACGCCGCCGGAGTGACCGAACCTCGCGCCCGGGTGATCGCCCGAACCGAGAGCCACGGCGCGCGCAACACCGTGAACGCAGCGAGCGTACGCCGCGTCGCAAACGCTTTCAGCAGCTTTAACGCCTTCTCGCGGCGCTGGCAGGCTGCGGAAGACGCGCGGACCCGGCCGACGCACGACGTAGCGGACGGGCAGACGGTCGCGCTGAACGAGCCCTTCACGGTCGGCGGCGCGTCGCTCGACTTCCCCGGCGACCCGTCCGGACCGCCCGGCGAAATCATCAACTGCCGGTGCACGACGATCACGATCATCGACGTCGATGCACTGAACCGCCCGACGTCAACGGACACGCTGAACGCTGCCGCTTACCAGATTGAGGAATCGGAAATGCCCTGGTCGATTGTCGAAGGCGACGAGCGTTGCGACGCTGGTGAGTTCGCCGTCGTGAAAGATGAAGATCTCGAACTCGAAGGCTGCCACGCGACCCGCGAAGAAGCGGAAGCGCAGATCGCGGCGCTGAACGCTTCGGAGGCGGAAGACGACGCCGACTCGGCCGCGCTGCCTTCGACGATGCGCAACACGGTGCCGTGGTCCGGCGTGCTCGTCGTCGAAGGAACGCCGACCGGCGACGGACGCCAGTTCGCGGCCGGGTCGCTCACGTGGCCTGCGCTCGGCGAAACCTCGTCCCTTGAGATTCCGCTCGGATGGATGTACGAGCGCGCTCACGGCGGCATGGCTACCGACAAGGTCGTGAACGTCGGCCGGATCGACACGATCACGCGCTCGGGGAACGAGCTGCTCGGGACGGGTGTACTCAATCTCGACACCGAGTGGGGTCGGCGCGCTGCCGAGCAGATGGGAACCCGTGAAGATCCCGGATTCCTCGCAGGTGTGTCCATCGACGCCGACGATCCCGACGATCCCCGGGGCCTGAACGTCGAGTACGTCTTTCCGGACTCGTGCGCGCTCGAAGAGTCGCCCGACGAAGACGACGAGAGCGAAGCGCTCGATCCTGAAATGGCACTCGAATGCATGATGCCCGAGATGGAGATTTACCACTCGGGACGCATCCGCGCCGCGACGCTGGTCGACATCCCGGCATACGTCGAAGCGCGGCTCTATCTCGACCGGCCGGTACCGGAAGGAACGCCGGTCGACGCCGACACGGTAGCGATGCCGCTCGTCGCCTCGTCGTTCACGATGGAAATCCCCGACCTGCCTCCCGCCGAGTGGTTCGACGAACCACGCGACGAGCCCGAGATCGGCGCGATCACGGTCACGGACGAAGGCCGCTTCTTCGGATACCTCGCGCCGAAGAACGTCGCGCATCGCGGCATCCGCGACAAGCGCGTCACGGTCCCGATGGGCAACGTCGATTACGGCGTGTGGATGAACCGCGTGACCATCGCCGACGACGGTCGCGGCGGCTTCACGCGCGTCGCAACCGGCCCGATCACGATGGATTGCGGGCACGCGTCGGCATCGCCGCGCGTGGTCGGCGCAGCACGTCGCGAGCACTACGACAATTCGTGCTCGATCGTGGCGACGGTCCGCGTCGGCGAGAACAATCGGGGGGTGTGGATCGCCGGGGCAGTGCTGCCCGATGTCACGCCCGACCAGATTCGCCGGATGATGGCTTGCCAGCTTTCCGGCGACTGGGGTCCGCACCGCGAGAAGCCGGGGAAGCGCGAGCTTGCCGGGGCACTGCTCGTACCGGTGCCGGGCTTCCCGAAGCGCTCGAACGCCTTCATGTCGATGAAGGCCGGACAGCTCGACCGCGTGACCGTACCGCTTCGGTTCGGCCGCGTAGTGAAGGGACAGACGATGTCCTTCGGCGCGGATGCCGCTGCCGAGCGCATCGCCGCGTCGATCGGGCGCGACCGTGCGTCGCGCGTTCACAGCTTCGCGGCGCTACGCGTCGCGCAGCCATAGAAAGGATTCCGTTATGGGATGCAACTGCGGCAGCAAAGCAAAAGGCAAGATCAATCACTTCTCGACCGAAGATCAGGCACGCATCGCGCGCGAGCGCGGCGGCGTCGTCGTGACGACGGCGAAGAGCACGCAGACGGCTCCGGCACAGAACGCACCGCAGAACTAACCTTCGATCCGAAGGCTTTTCGAAAGTGAAGCCTTCGAATCGATGTATGATCCGCGTATCTACCCGAATACAGAGGGATGAAATGGCTAAGGCTAAGGACAACGAGGCAGGTTTCAACCTGCCAGAGGGCACCGAAGAGCTGAATGCTCGACTGGCGGAGATGAACGACGCCGAGCTGTCCTCGCTGCTAACCAAACTCGGCGAGACCTTCGACAAGGCGTACGGCGACGGAACCGGACTCACGGACGAGGCGCTAGGCGAGCTGGAAACGCTCGGCAAGCAGATCAAGGCCGCTCAGGACGTCTCGACCACGCGCGAGACGGAGCGCGAAGAGCGCGATCGTCGCGGCGCTGAGCTTCGCAACTCGGTTCGTCCGGCGGCCGACGCCGACGCGCAGGCCGAAGGCGAAGACGGCGACGAAGGCGACGCGGAAGACGCCGACGCCGAGCAGCCGGAACTCGTCGCAGCGCAAGGTGAGACGCCGCTCGTCGCGGCAATGCTCGCCATGACGGAGACCGCGAACACGATGAAGACGTTCGCGAGCGACTACCTGAAGCCAGACGTCGACCTGAACCGTCGTCTGCGACTCGGCGAGATCGCCAAGTTCGCGCCCGACGCCGGAGTGCACGAAGAGCGCAGCGAAGCCGTGCTCATCGCGTCGGCCGACGTCCCCGGATTCACGCAAGGCGGCCGGGTCGAGAACATCTATGCTCTCGGGCAGGCAATGCACGCCCGTGCGCGGATGCTCCCGGTCTCGAAGACCGGAGACCCGAACATGTACCCCGTCGCGAGCCTGAAGCGTGAGTTCAACTTCATGCTGAACGAGAACTCGTCGCCGACCGACATGAACGAGGTTCTCAAGGCCGCGACCGACGTCGAGATCCTCACGGCCGCAGGCGGATGGTGCGCGCCGAGCGAGATCTCTTACGATTTTTTCAACGTCGTCTGTGAAGACGGCATGATCGACCTTCCCACGGTCGGACTCAACCGGGGTGGCGTGCAGTACCCGACGTCGCCGAGCTTCGGCGACGTGGTCGCGATCCCCGATATCGTATGGGGATGGACTGAGCAGGACGACATCGACGCGCTGACGTCGGATTCCGTCTTCAAGCCCTGCGTACGTCTGGAGTGCCCGACCTTCATCGACCGCCGCGCCGACTGCTTCGGATTCTGCGTCACGGCCGGGAACCTGGTCGACTACGCGTACCCCGAACTGGTAGCCAACTGGCTACGCCTCGTCTTCGCGATCCGTGCGAAGGCGACGAACGCAGCGATCATCGACATCATGCTGAACGGCGGAGGCTCGGGCGACCCGATCTCGGCGTCGATCCCGGTCGACCACACGGGGCTCATGGGTGCGACGACGTCGGCGCTGCTTCAGTCGATCGAGCTGTCGATCGTCGACTACCGCGAGAAGTACAGCATGTGCTCGGACGCGGTACTAGAGATCGTGCTTCCCCGGTGGGCGAACGCCGTCGTGCGCGCCGACCTCGCGAACCGCGACGGGATCGACGTCTTCGGCGTAACCAACGGCATGATTGCCGATTGGTTCAACCTGCGCGGCGCTCGCGTGCAGTTCGTCGGCGACTGGCAGGTTCGCGAGCCCGGCGCAGCCGGTACCGCAACCCCCGGTAACGCGACGGCGCTGACGGCATGGCCCGACACGATGGAATACATGATCTTCGCACCGGGCACGTTCGTTCGCGGCAATTCGATGTCGCTCGATCTCGGCGTGACGCGCGACTCCGTGCTGAACAGCACGAACGACCACACGGCGGCGTGGGCGGAAGACTGCTTCGCCATCCTGAAGCCGGGTCACGAGAGCCGCGTCGTAACCGTCGCGCTCTGCCCATCGGGTGAGATCGGGGCGCGCACGTTCACGTGCGCACCGTAAGACGCCAGTGACGACAGTAAATAGCTCGAACGGAGGTGAACGGTAGTGGCACGAGGTCGATTCCCCATCGGTAGCGGATCGCTGCCGTTCACCGCTCCGCAGTTCGACCTACTGTCGACGGCGACGCAGCTCAGTCCGCCGGATGCCCGGTGGAAGATGGGGATCACGTGGGAACCGCTCTGCCCCGAATCGAGCGGCACGTACGATCCCTGCACGGCCGTCGTCGACAACGCCGAAGTACCGGGCGAAGCCACTCAGGCCCCGGAACCTCCGGCTAAGGCCGATACGACCGAATGGCAGATTCGCGGCGCGACGGCCTTCACGGCATACTCGCGCATCGACTGCTCGCCGGTCGGGCAATGGGATCAGCTTTCGGACGTGAATCAGCAAGCCCTGATTCGCTCCGAAGCGCGCTTCGTCGAAACGGCCTTCTGGTCGGGTGTCGCGGGCGGGCAGACGGTCGTCTTCCCGCACCTTGCGGCCGACTCGGAAGTGAGCGACGGCGAAGATCTCTTGCAGCCTGCCGCGACCGTCGTATCTGCGACGCCGCAGGAAATCGTGATCGGTCTCGGGATGCTCGAAGACGCGATGCGGGACTGCTATCCCGGCGTCGCGACAATTCACATGCCGATCCGGCTCGCTTCGATCGCCGCTGACCACAACCTGATCACTTCCCGTTCCGGCACCATGTACACGCCGGTCGGGTCGAAGGTCGTGATCGGCGACTACCCCGGCACCGGTCCGGACGGCTCGACGACCGAAGGCGCGACATGGATGTACGCCACGGGGGAAGTGTTCTTCGCTCGTGATCGTGAGCCGACGCGCTTCCGTCCGGCCGAATCCTTCGACCGCGACGTGAACACGCTCAGCATGATCGCCGAGCGCACGTACGTGATCGGGTGGGACTGCTGCCTCATGGCAATCCCGATTCTGAACGGAGAACTGTAATGCCCGTGTGTGCAGCACCGATTAAGGCGGAGGTCGCGCGCTTCACGCTGCTCGACGCCTGCGGCGCTCCGGTGTACGGCGACGGGTCGGCGCAGGTCACGACCGACTCGTTCGTCGAAATCCAGAACGCTCCCAACTACGAAGCCGGAACCCGGTTCCTACAGCGGAAGGCGAACGGCGAGCCGTGCGTCAACGAGCAAGACGCCGGGTTCCTGAACTGGGTCGAGCAGACCGTGAATCTCTGCACGCTCGACGTCGACCTGATCGCGCTCGTGACGGGCGAAGATCCGATCTCGTCGGCGACCGACTTCGTCGGCGTGCAGTTCGGCGACGGCCTGCTGAACGCGCGCTTCTCCAAAGAGGTGTGGCAGCCGGTCGCAGGACAAGGCGCGTGCAACGCCGAAGGACTGCCGCAGTGGATCTATTGGGCGTTCCCGCACGAGTACGACGCTCAGATTCAAGAGTTCACCTTCGCGAACGACGTCTTCACGTTCTCGTACATGTCGAAGACGCGCCCGGCTTCCCCGCTGTGGGACATCGGGAACCCGTGGCTCGCGAACACGCCGGTCGCGTCGTGGGGTCCCGGGAAGCACTTTGCCTTCGCCATCACGACGACGCCACCGCCGGAAGCCGGATGCGGCGCGGTCGAAATCGGCAGCTAGTGCGCTAAGCTAATTGCATCTGACCCATTGGGAGCGCCCGTGATCGCCGGTCACGGGCGCTTCTTCGTAGACGAGGCGACACATGACTGACCTGCACATTCCGAAGATCATGCACCATATCTGGATCGGCGAGCCGATGCCGTCGCACCTCTCGGCGAATATCCACGCGTGGGCGCAGATGCACCCCGACTGGGATATGAAGCTGTGGACTGAGCGCGAGATCGACGAGATCGGCCTTCAGAATCGGGCGCTGTACGACCAGGCCGAGAAGATCGTGCCGCGCGACGCCGTCGAGCAGTTCCGCGCCGACATCGTTCGGTACGAGCTGCTCGCGCTCTTCGGCGGAATGTACACCGACGTCGACACGCGTCCGCTCCGGCCGATCGAACCGGCGCTTGAAGGGCACAAGGAATTCGCCGCTCGCGAGGATCGGAATTGGATCGGGAACACGTACGTCGGCGCAATCGCCGGTCACCCGATCATGCACGCGCTCATCGCCGAGATGCCACGCAACGTGCATCGGTTCCGGGGCAAGCGGCCGAACAAGCTCAGCGGTCCGCAGTACCTCACACCGATTTGGAACCGCCATCACGGGCACGTCGCCCCGCGCGACCAGTGGTACCCGTACTCGTACATCGACGTCAAGCGGCAGACGGTTCCCGAGCAGTTCGGCAGCCACGTCTTCGCCGTGCACGCGTGGGATCACACCCGGCGCGTTCTCGCTTCCCGCCCCAAGATCCGGAGTATCTGAATGCTGACCTTCGATGAACTCGCCGAACTCGACGGCCTGATCTCTCGCGACGTCGGCGAGCTGCTGTACGCCTTCGCTGCGCTCGTTCCCGCCGATCAGGCAATCGTCGAACTCGGCTCGTATCGCGGCAAGTCGACGTGCTATCTCGCGACCGGCGCAGCGATCGACAACCATGCGCCCGTCTACGCGGTCGACGCCTGGTCGGAAGAAGTCTCGGCGTGGCGTTACGCCGTGCTCTCGGCGCTCCCGAGCCCGGTCTTCGAAGACTTCACGGCGCAGCTCGACAAGGCCGGAGTGCGCGACGGCGTACATGTCATTCGCTCGCTGACGACGCTCGCGGCCGAGCTGTACGACGGTCCGCCGGTCGGCCTGCTCTACATCGACGGCGACCACAGCCGCGCCGCAGTGCTCGCCGACTTCCGGGCGTGGCGACGTCACCTCGCGCCGGATGCCGTGGTTATCTTCGACGACTTCGGGGTCACGAAGAACCCCGGCGTGTCGCTCGCCGTGGGCGATCTCGAAACCTCCGGCGAGCTGATCGACATCGACAAACTCAAGAGCGAGCGGCTCGCCATCGCCCACGCGGGCGACGTCGTCGGCGCTCGGGTTCCGGGGGTCACGAAGTGAAGCAGATCGAATACACCCCGGCGGGGTACTGGGATCGGCGGTATCGAGAAGGCCGCACCTCCGGCGCAGGCTCCGAAGGCGACGAAGGCGCGTACAAGGCTGAGTACCTCTCGCGGTTCCTTGCCGACCACGACGTGAAGACCGTCGTCGACTGGGGATGCGGCGATGGTCAAGTGCTCGACCTCGTCGAGTTCCCGCAGCAGACGCAGTACATCGGGGTCGACGTCTCACCGACGATCGTCGAGCGGATGCGGCGTGACGAGCGGTTCAACGGTCCGCGCTATCTGTTCCACACGGTCGACTCGTTCATGACCGGCACGCGGACGCAGCTCGAACTCGCGCTCAGCTTCGACGTGCTGTTTCACTTCCCCGACATCGCCGACTATCTGCGCTATCTCGACCTGCTCTTTCAGAGCGCCGAGAAGTACGTCATGATCTACTCGACGAACTACGGAGGCGGCCGGACGTCCCGGCACGTCTACCGGCGCGAGTTCACGCCGGACATCGGAATGCGGTTCCCCGACTGGGAACTCACGACCGTCGAGACGCCGCTTCGCGAAGGTCTCGCCTCGTTCTTCGTGTATGAGAAGGTGTGAAGTGCCTCGTCTATCGGTAAAGATCATGGCGCACGAGAAGCGCGCGCACCTCGTGCCCGACCTCGTCGAGCGGCTCGGGCTCACGGACGACGACGTGATTTGGGATCGCCGTAACGACCGGTGGGACACCGGACGCCGGGCGTGGGAAGCCATCGACCAGACGGCCGAATGGGGAATGGTCGTGCAGGACGACGCGCTTCCCTGCGCCGACCTCATCACGGGCATGGAAAAAGCCCTAGAGCGCGTGCCCGATAACGTGCTCGTGACGCCGTACATTGGGACGCGCCGCCCGGCACGTGGGAAGATCGACCGCGTCGTGCAAGAAGCCGCTGCCGCGAAGGCCGCGTTCATCGAAATGCCGTCCCTGAACTGGGGGGTCGCGATCACTGCGCCGACGCGGATCATCGACGGGATGCTGCCGTGGTGCGACGTGCAGCAGTACCCCAACTACGACCGGCGTATCGGCCGCTACGCGATCGACGTCATGCGCATGAATACGTGGTGCACCTTCCCGAGCCTCGTCGACCACCGGGATATCCCGTCGCTCATCGGGCACGGAGACGGCCGGGTCGCGCACCACTTCATCGGCGCTGAGACGTCGGCGCTTTCGGTAGACTGGGATGCGGGATCGGTGCGCATGAGCGCATCGCGGACGGTCGCTCGGTACACGGGCAGCTCGTCGGCCCCGGTCGGCCCGTACGGCAGCCGTGGGTACCACGTGGCGCGCAAGCTGCGCGTACCTAGGCAGGGGCGCAACGGCGACGTTGTACCCGAGCGGCCGGAGGGATCGGGGTAAATGGCAGCGCTAGACACCGGACCGTGCGAGGCGTGGCCTACGCTGTGCACGCGCTACCCCGAAGAGGCCACGCCCAACCAGATCGCCGACGCCGAGATGATCGCGACGGAAGTGCTGTGGGAAGGCTCGAAGAGTCAATACGGACTCTGCTCCGTAACGCTGCGGCCGTGTCGGAAGGATTGCTTCCCTGCATGGCCCTGGATTCCGTCGAGCGGGTGGTACGACGTCGGCGGGATGTCGTGGCCGTACCCGGCTCCGGCGCTCGTCGGCGGGAAGTGGTTCAACATCGCGTGCGGCTCGTGTTCGTCGGGCTGCTCGTGCTCGTCGATCTCCGAAGTCGCGCTTCCCTATCCCGTCGCGAACGTGACGGAAGTGAAGGTCGACGGCGTCGTGCTGCCGACGACGGCGTATCGGGTCGACGACTGGCGTCTGCTCGTGCGGCTCGACGGGCAGGACTGGCCGCGCTGCAACGATCTGAACCTAGACGATACGCAGCCGGGAACCTGGTCGGTCACGGCGCAGTACGGCAAGGCCGTGCCTCGTCTCGGCATGATGGCGGCCGGACAGCTCGCAACGGAGATCGTGAAGCGCTGCGTCGGCGCGGGCGACTGCCTGCTGCCTGAGAGCATGGTTCAGCAGATCACCCGGCAAGGCGTGACGAAGGTGTTCTTCGACGCTAAGTCGTTCTCGGCCGGGCGCACCGGGCTCTATTGGGCGGATCTCTTTCTGAATCGCAAGAATCCGTCGAACACCGGGATCGCGACGATCTTCGACATCGACGGCGAGCACGCTCGGCGGGTGGGCACGTAATGGGGCAGAACAACGCGAACCCCTTCGCCGTCTACGACATCGCGCAGCACATCAAAGCGTGCGTGCTCGAACGGCTCGAAATGACGTCGAAGGGACTGCCCGAACGCGCCTGCGTGATCTCGGGCGAACTGGCGTGGGACGAATGCGAGTGCGGACAGCTCACAGTCGCCATCGCGAACGAGTACGAGTCGAACGGAACGGCAGCGCCTCGCGCAGGCGCGGAGAACCCGGGACGGCGCTCGTGTGGTCCGCCCCTGTACGTGGCGAACTACGTCGTGACGATGCTGCGCTGCGCGCCCACCGGCACGAATACCGCCCCGCCCACGTGCGACGAACTCGAAGCCTTCGCCCGCATGTCGACCGAAGACGCGTGGGCGGTCCGCACGGGCGTGATCTGCTGCCTTGACGATGCGATCTCGACGCGCCTCCCGAACGGAACGAAGCTGTACCGCGACTTCGTCGTCAGCACGCAGACGCGCATCGGACCGCAAGGCGCGTGCGGAGGCTCGGCGCTGCCGGTGTCGGTCACGATCGACAACGGTTGCTATCCGTGCGAGGTCAGCTAAGGGGGACCGATGGCGACAGTGCGGGTCACGAACCGTCTGAACACGAACTACATCCGGACCCGCGTCGCCCGGCCGGGCGGACCGCTCGAAAACCATCTCTCGCTGATCGCGCTCGCCGTGCAGTCGGCCGCGAAAGAGCGTATCCGGCAGTCGCCGACGCGCATCGACACGGGGAACCTGCTCAACTCGATTCAGATCGTAATCTATTACCGCAACGGGATGCCGATCGCGCGCATCGGGACCGACGTCGAGTACTCCGTGTACGTGCACGAGGGCACGGTCTATATGGAAGCGAACCCGTTCCTGCGCGACGGTCTACTTCGCGGCGTACAGCAATTCAGTTAATCGGTGTTACGATTCCCGCATGGATTTCACAACCCGTAAGAATAAGCTCGATTTCACGGTCGACGGGCAAGAGTTTCAGACGAAAAGTGCCATCGCATCGGGGATCATCTTCCGGCTGCAAGGCACGTTCGCGAAGCTCGGCGAGAAGGACGAGGCCGCGTCGCGAGGTGAGGCATTCGAAGAGCTGAAAGGCGTGTACTCGAAGATTCTCACGCAAGAGGCGTGGGCGCGATTCGAGCCGCTGATCGAAGGTACCGGCGACGACGACTTGACGCCGATCGACCCGCTCACGCTCGTCGACATCACGCAGTGGCTCATCGGCGAAGGACTGGGAAAAGACCCTACGCCGCCGCAGGATTCCTAGCTGATTGGGCGGCGCATGACGAGGTGTGGCCCATGTTCGACGGCTGGTGCGCATCGCAGAACGTCGACCCGCTCGAACTGCCGTGGGATCGGTGCCTGAACCTCGTCTACTTCTTCGCGACGCGGAATGCCTCAAAAGAGAAGAAACAGGAATTCGACGCCGCAATGTCCAAGCAGGTCACGGCCGAAACGCTGCGGAACATGGCTGCGACCAGGAAAGACGCTCTCAGAGCCGCTGAGAAGGCCGCAGAAACCCCGGGGGTACCCAAGGGTACCGATACGTCGGACTCTCCTCGTCGCTCAGGGCTGCCTCCGCGTCCGCCCGGGTGGGGCGACGATGAAACGGTCACTCGGCAGTCGCTCATTGCTGCTCAGTCGCTCAAAGTAGGTGAAAGGACACGCTGATTAGCGAGGTATCCTACGGTGACACTTCGGAGGCACCGTGTCTGATGCACTGAGCCGGGCATACGTCGAGATCGAGCCCGACTTTTCAGAGTTCAACCGATCGGTTGACACCGGGCTTCGGCGTGCGACGCGTCTGATCGAGTCCCGAATTCGCGGTGCGCTCGCGAACATTGAAGATCGGTTCGCAGCCTTCGGCCGGGAAGCGTCGAGTCAAACCGAAGGCGCCTTCCGGTCGATGGCGGACGACGCCGAAGACGCAGCCGACGACATCACTAAAGCGATCCGCGATATCCCGACCACGATCGATGTGGATGTGGATGTGGATGTCGACGGAAACGAGATCCGCGACGAAGTGCGCGACACGGTGCGCGACATCGACCCCCCGCGCATCAATATCCCTATCGACGTCGACCGCGAAGGAACTTTCTCGCGGTTCCTGTCGTCGATTACCGGTGTCCGACTGCCGGTCGCAGGCTTCGCCGCGCTCGCAACGGCTGCCGCCGCCGCAGGCGCGGCCGTCGTGCAAATGGCGGCGGCGCTCGCTCCGGCCGTGGGTATCGTCGCGGCACTCCCGGCCGCTGTCGGCGTCGGCGCTGCCGCGATCGGCACGCTGCGAGTCGCCACGGCCGGATTCAGCGATGCGATGGCTGCCGCGTTCGAAGACACGGAAGCCTTCGACGCCGCGATCGAAAACCTGTCGCCGAAGGCGCAGGCGGCGGCCGAGTCCTTCCGCGCCGTCGTACCCGAGCTGCAAGCCATGCAAGACGCCGTGCAAGATGCCTTCTTCGCCGAGTTCGACGACATCATTACGAACGTCGCCGAGACGTTGATCGGTCCGCTGTCCGATGGGATGCGCGTCGCGGCCGAAGAGTCCGGCGACCTCGTCGCGGCGCTGCTGAATGTGGCGGGTTCTGAGTCCGGCGTCAACTTCATCAATTCCAGCTTTGCCACGCTGAATGCTACGCTCGCGAATCTACAAGTGCCGGTGGCGAATCTCTTCACGGCGCTGCTCGATCTCGGTACGGTCGTGAACACGGCCTTCGGAGGCGAAGAAGCCGGGGCCGGGCTCGCGGCGATGATTCAGCAGTTCGCCGACTTCATCGCGAACGCGACGGCATCCGGCGAAGCGCTCGCATGGGTCGAAAACGCAATGACGGTCTTCGAGCAGCTCGGCGCGATCCTGTCACCGATCGTCGGCATCATCGGCTCAATCGGCGGTGCTGCCGCTGCCACGGGCGGGAACATTCTCGGCGTGTTCGGGCAGGCGCTGCAAGTCTTCGACGATTTCCTAGCGTCGGCGCAGGGGCAAGAGGTGTTGATCACGCTCTTCGATGCGCTGAATCAGGTCGGCGCGAGCTTCGGAACCGTGCTTGCCGGTATCGCTCCGGCGCTCCCGCCGATCATTTCGGGTATCTCGGGAATACTCTCAGCAGTCAGTCCGCTACTCGGTCCCTTGTCCGAATTGGTCGGTTCTGTGCTCGGCGCGCTCGCGCCGATTCTCGGCGTCGTCGCGGCTGCGATTCAACCCCTTATCCGCCCGTTGACAACAATTATCACATTGCTCGGAGAAATCCTAGTTGATGCCCTTGAGTCCGTTATGCCTCTAATTGAGGTACTAGCGAACGCTTTGGGCTCTCAGCTCGCCGTCGTGCTCGAAGTAGTGGGTGCAGTACTACAGGCTGTAGCGCCTATCTTCACTGTCCTGTTTGAGGCGCTTGCACCTATTACGGAGGCACTCGCTCCGCTTTACGAACTGCTCGGTGTCGTCGCCGAGATCGTCGGAGTGGCGCTCGTGCCGATTATCGAAGTGCTCGGCGCTATCCTGCTATGGCTCGTCGAGCAGGTGATCGTGCCCCTCGTCGTGCCGACTATCGAACTCCTTGCCACGCTGCTCACGGGTGTCCTCGGGACGGCGATTAACTGGCTAGTCGAGCAATTCCAGCTTGCAGGCGCAGGATTTGAGATCATCTGGAATTTCATTCATGACACGTTCGTGCAGCGGGCCGCAGCAATGGTTTCCGGTTTCCAAACGCTTGTGAGCCTCTTTCGAGTCGGATGGTCGGTCCTGAATTCGAACGTGTTCACGCCGATGAAGAACGGAATCAACACTGTACGTGACGTCGTGCGCACGGCGCTTTCGAGCATTAACAGCGCATTCAGTAGTTTTGTCAGTTTCGTGCAAGGTATTCCGGGCAGGATTTCAGGCGCATTGAGCGGCATGTTTTCGCCGCTCGCCTCCGGATTTCGCGAGGCAATCAACTCTGTCATTCGCGGGTGGAACAACCTGTCATTCTCGATTCCTTCCGTTGACATCCCCGGACTCGGATCGGTCGGCGGGGGCACGATCAACACGCCGAACATCCCGTATCTGCAAACCGGAGGATTCACGCAGGCCGAAGGGCTCGCGATGCTGCACCCCGACGAGATGGTGCTGCCGCTGACGAACTCGAACGGGATCAACGCGCTCGCCGATGCACTCCGCGCTGCCGGGCTAAGCGGCAGCGAGCAGCCGATACAAGTCGTTGTGCAGATCGGCAATGAAACCATCACGAGTATGGTGGATACACGGGTCAACCAAAACAACCGCACACTCACACGACGCGCACGCGCGGGCACAGGGAAGGATCGCTAGTGGCGACGCTGACGGCCGAATATCTCGCCGATCTGGGACGCGTCCGGCTGACGCTCACTGACACGGTGATGAACGTGCGCTACCGGCTGCAACGCTCGGTCGATGCCGGTGCCACCTGGCAGGACGTACGCGGCGGCGGCGCTATGGGCGACACGAGCATCACGGTCATCGATGACTACGAGTACGTACCTAACCAACGCAACGATTATCGTGTGCTTGAGCCTACGTTCTTCGATTCCTTCAATCGCGCCTACCCGTCCGCTGGAACCTTGGAGTTGTCGGGAGAGGCGGGTAGCAACGCCTCCACGCCCGACGCGGCGGCCCTGGACATCACCGGCGACATCGACTTGCGCGTGAACGCGACGCTTACTTGGGGAGGCGTGCAGCAGGGTCTCATCGGCAAGTGGGCGTTCGCGGGTGAGCAGCGAAGCTATCTCTTCACGGTCGAAGCGAACGGCCGTCTCGGTCTGTACCGCTCGACAAGCGGTACAGCCGCTACGCAGACGTTTCTTACGTCGACCGTCGCCGTGCCGGTCACGAGCGGCCGACTCGGCGTGCGCGTGACGCTCGACGTCAACAACGGCGCGGCCGGACACACGGCGACGTTCTATACCTCGTCGGACTCCGGCGTCTTCGGCCCCTGGGTACAGCTTGGAAGCCCCGTGATCGTGGCGGGCACGATCACGAACTTCTCAAGCACGTCGCCGCTCGAAGTTGGTGCGTGGGACCTCGGCACCAACGGCATGATGACTGGGCAGATTCACTACGCGCAGGCGCGCAACGGCATCGGGGGACCGATCGTTGCGAACCCGATCTTCGCTGATCAGGCAGCGGGAACGACGAACTTCGTCGACTCGGCCGGGCGTACGTGGACCGTGGGAGCGGAGGCCGAGATCATCACAATCGCTCCCGTTCCCGGCTTCGACTGGGGAACGGCCGACACCGGTCAGGCGTGGAACCTCGGAAGTTCGTCGACCGGCTTCAGCATGTACGTGAACAACGGCGTCGGTGTCATCACCTCATCGCAACCGGCCGGGCAGATTGCGGAGGTGGTCACCGATCAGATTCCCGGAGCGGAAGACGCCGAGATTACGTGGTCGGCGATCTACGCGAGCCCCGCGGTACTGCTCGATACGCAAACCGAGTGGGCCGTAGGTCTTCGCGCCGCGAACAGTAGTAACGCCTACGTGTCGACCTTGAACTTTCTCACGGATGCAGACGACTACGGCGTACAGCTCCGCATAGGCAAGTTCGTAGCCAACTCATTTACAGGACTGACCGCTCCTTCAGTCGTCGGAACCTGGGTATCGGGAACTCCATGGCATGTTCGATTTCGTGTGCAGGGATCGACGCTGTCCGCGCGCGCGTGGCAAGAAGGTACGGAAGAGCCCGCCAACTGGGACCTGGTTGCGACCGATACCGACCTCGTCGCGGGCACCGGAGTCTACGCCCGAGGCTTCAAGGCCAGCGGCTCGGCGTACGAGCAGCGGTTCGGACCCATGGCCCTGAACACGGTTCCACCTGCAATCGGTGCGACCGTGTTCGTGATACCCGAACAGCTGGAGACGTATCTCAAGTCGGTCACGTTCCCACTACTCAACCGAGAACTCGACTGCGTCGACTGGGATGAACTCAGCCGCGACTCGCGCGCAGGGTTCTTCGACATCAAGGGCCGACACGAGATCCTCGCGATCGCGGATGTCGGTTCGTCGGGATCATTCTCCCTGGTGTTCGTCACCGACACGAACGCCGAGCTTCGCGGCGTACGTGCGCTGCTGACGTACGGCGGCATCCTCTACCTTCAGCCTCCGGGCGACATCGAAGAGGACTGCCCCACCGACTACTCGGGGATTCCCGATGGTTATGTCATGTGGGATGGCTCGATCGAACGTCACTCGGTTCGCGGCACCAACATTCGCGGCTGGAGCGTCGGCTTCACGCGCGTCGCGACATCCGATACGCAGAGCATCATCCCGACAACGATCACGTGGCAAATGCTCTGGGACATGATAGGTCCCGAAGGGACCTGGGAAGATGTCTGGGCAATGTGGCCTACGTGGCAAGAGCTCTGGCTGACGCAGGGGAACATTAGCTCGTTCGGAGAAGTGCTGTGACCGACCGTACCAACAATGACCTCGCGGCGCTACTGACGCCAGCGCCGTCACGGGGCGTCCAGTTCTCACAGGGTAAGGTGCTGACCTGGGACAACGAGACGTTGCACAATACTATCGAGTGGCGCGGTATTACGCTCACCGACATCCCGTTGGTCGAGGGCATCAACGCACTGGTCATCCGTGAGGGTGACATCGTTGGAATGCTCGGGTGGGCCCCGGAGAACGCCAAGGGGGTCGGCACGTGGTGGATTCTCGGCAAGCTGTCGAACCCAGGTGAGTTCGTCGCAGACCTTGAGGTCACCGCAAAGCTGTTCCGGTTCGTCACTGAAGACGGACACACGCTAGCGTTCTTCGGCAAGGAGCTCGATGGCGACCCCGCCTGGGGACTCTACTACGGCGGTGCTGATGAGCAGTCAGCTATTCGAATCATCAACGGTCGCGACGTATTCGCAAGCTATCGTGACGGCGACACGGCATGGGACATCTCAGGTACTGAGGGAAGTCAGATATTTCGCATCCGGGATCAGGCCGGTAACGAGATGTTCAGTACGAATGGCGCAACCGACGGCGTAGGCATGGCTGACCCGTGGATTCCGTACAGCATGTTCCCGACGACGTCGGCGGAGCAGCTGGGAACCACGTTCCTTCCGGCGACCACGTCGGGCAGCTTCACGGCGATATGGCGCGGGTTCAACCCGGTGTATCACCCGGTCGTGGCATACGGCGTAATCGTGACCAGCACCGGCACGCCCGAGTGGCGTCTTCGCGTCAACCCTGGACCAGGCGACTTCACGGTAGCGAGTGGAGGTGGTTCGGCCTCCGGAACGTTCTCCGTCCCTACCTTCGGCGCGGGATTCAACCCAGGGGGTCAAGTCGCGTTCACGCTTGAGGCGCGCAACACCGGAGGCGGAACGACGCATATCGGCCTTGACCGGCTGTACGGACGTCAGACGTAATGGTTACCGCAGCTGACTTCGCGGGGCTCATATCGGGCTCACATACGGCGCGGTTCCGCGCGACACTGGTGGACGGCTTTCAGACGGGTAACGATCCCTCCGGGCAAGCGCTGCGTGTCACCGGTGGGGGTGTGGAGTATGACGCTAACGCGGACATCCGCAGTACGGGTGACGTCACAGTCGCGGAAGCGTGGCCTACGGCGCGAGATCTTTCATTTGCGCCATACGGCAGTGAGATTTTCCTCGCGCGAGGTGTCGAAACCGGAGCTACGGGCACCTTGTGGGCACCGATGGGGTACTACCGCATCAGCAAGACTGAGCAGGATGATGCCGCTAAGGGACCGCTTACATTCGATCTCGACGATCGGATGGCTACAATCATCGATTCCCGCTTCCTCGCGCCTCGTCAGTGGCTGGTGCAGACGACCGTGGGCGCGATCGTCAACGAGATTGTCACGGAGGTCTATCCCGACGCGGTGATCATCTGGGACGACGACTCAGATCTCGCGCAGCTCGGCCGGTCGTTGATCTCGGAGGAATCACGCTTCGAAGTACTGGAGACGCTGGCTGACGGACTAGGTAAGATTTTCTACTGGGATGAACTCGGCCGTCTGGTGTTCCGTGACATCCCCAGTGAGGATGATGTGCTCTGGACTGTAAAAGCAGGTCCAGGTGGCGCGATGGTCCGCGCCAATCGCTCATTGTCGCGTGAAGGTGTGTACAACGCCCTGGTCGTGAACGGCGAAGGCGCAGACCAGCTCACCCCCGTACACGCTGTAGCGATCAATGCGCAGGAGTCGAGCCCTACCTTCTTCGGCGGACCATTCGGCCGTGTGCCTCGCTTTTATGCGTCGCCGTTCATCACGACACAGTCACAGGCCGAGAACGCGGCCTCGAACCTACTGCGACGATCACTCGGTGCGCCGTACGACGTGGGGTTGTCGGCGGTACCGAACCCCGCTGTTCGCCCGTATGATGTTATTCGTGTGGTGTACAACGACGGCACACGCGAGGTGCATATCGTGGACCGAGTCAGCATCCCGCTTGACGTCAGCACTTCGATCAGCATCGCCACCCGCCAGTCGACCATCATTCACGTGGGGATTCTCTAGTGCCGCAGACATCGACATTCGGTTTCGAATACGAAACGCCGCAGACGAAGCCCGGCATCACGCTCACAGGCGATTCGGACGGCTCCGCGCCGATCCTGGCGGAGCAGGTGGACACGGCCCTATCCGGCATCGATAGCCGCATCGCCGCTACTGAAGGTGACATCGCGGCGCTTCAGGTCGAGTCGCCGAGCGATACCGGTTGGATCACACTCAACGTGACCTCCCCCGGTGGGTACTCGATGACCACAACCCTCTACCGCCGCTGGGGTCCTCTAGTGTCGATCGTCATTCACATGCAACGGACGGGTGGTACCTTCCCGGCCAACAGTGCGGGTGGCATCACCGACACGGTGATGTGCAACATCAACACCGTTGAGGCTCGCCCGAGTCAACTCACACAGTGTCTGGTCCGCACCACGCTGACGTCGGGAGCGGTCGACATCGCCACCAACGGAGCCATTACGATCGTCGACCTTCACGCCAACTCGGTCATCAACACCGATGACTTCGTTCGCATCGCACACACGTACTTTGTGTCGACGTTCAACTAGGAGGACCGGTGCCGAGCACAAGCAACTTCGGATTCGACTACGAGTCGCCCAGCTCACTGCCGGGTGTGACGCTCACCGGCGGTCCTACGACTACGTCGCCGATCCTGGCTGTGCAGGTCGACGCAGCACTAGCGTCGATCGAGACGAAGGTTGACAACAACAGCACCGATATCGCGGCGAATACGGCCGCTATCGCGAGCGGCTCGACGTTGATCACGGACCTTCAGAACTGGACTCGGCGCGGTACGGTGCTCGTCAACTTCACGTCGTTGGGCAGCTTCACGACCGCCGTGAACTTCGGCTTCACGTTCCCGACTGCTCCGGTCGTCGTCACGAACATCGATTCGGGCGCGGGATCGACAGCGCGGTTCGAAACGCGAGCGATCACGCTGACGACGACGGGCTTCACGCTCTTCGTGTACACGAGCGTTATCGGTGCTACGGCTACGTGGGTTGACGTCCCCGTGTCGTGGATCGCGCACTACGACTAGACGCGATGGTCCGCCACGTGATCCCGCACGACAGACACGCCTGCCCGTGATCGTCTGTGAACACGAGCAGCGTTCCCGTGCAGATGGGGCAGCGCACGCGCTTGCGTGCGCGGGTGAGCTTCTTCCGCTGCTTCAGGGTGAGGCCGCCCCATGTCCCATACGGCTCGGCGTTCGCAATGGCTTCGATGAGACAAGCGCGTCGGACCGGGCACGTCGCGCAGAGCTGCGCCGCCGTGGGCGTGGGCTCGGCCGCCTTGTCGTCGGAATCCCACGGATCAAAGTAGCGATCCGCCATATTCCTACACGAAGCGTCGTCGCGCCAACGCCGCAAGGGCTCACGGCCGAAGCCGCGAGCCCTTGTCTCACCCGGTTGATTCAAGTTGTCTCCTAGACCCTGCCTGCACATACCGGGCCGATTCCTTCGGCAACGCTGGTCTCGTTCGTGAGCCGCCTGCTGCATACGCAGCACGTGTTAGTGATCCGGCCATACTCTTTCGCTTCGTCGAGCGTCATGCGGTGCTCGGCCGTGATGAACTTGAGGGGCTTCTTACCCAAGTACTCGAACACGCCTTCAACGAGCTGCTTCGCCACGATTTCATTGGTTTCGGTGGTCCGGTAGATCTTGTAGATCGCGTCATCGACGCGGTACATTCCTTCGTCAAGCTCGACGGCCGTGCTGAACGCCTTGCGGACGCTCGGCATCTTCATGTACTCGTCGATCTTCGCCGACGCCGTCGCCTTCGACAGCTTGTGCTCGTTGACCCACTTGATCGCGTCGAGCGATTTCGCCGGGTCTTCGATCTTCTCGGCGAGCAGCTTGATCAGGAAATTGATCTGCTTCTCAGTGGCGGGGGAGGTGATGGCGAGAGTGTTCATCTTTCGTCCTTTCGTCGTCGGTATATGAAGCATATACCGACGATCCCGGGCGCTGCAAGGCGGGGTCGAATATTTTTTAGCTAGGCAAGCTGCCGCGCTTTCGGCTTGTCTTCGAACCGCTGCGCGATGCGCTCAGCGCCGCGCCGAGTTCGGCACATCCGCTGGTCGATGGGGTCGGTTCCCCACTCGGCCGCGACCGGCTGCACCCATAGCGACGCTCGCGTGCGCGGCGGCGCGACCAGGATGAACCGATACCGCGCCGTCTCGGCGCGGAAGGTGTTCATGCTGCTTGGTTCCTTGATCCATTTCAGGCGCATCTTCATTCCTCTCGTCGGTTCTTCGCGGCTTCGAGAACCGATCGCCGGTACCCCCGAGCCTTCTCGCCGTTGCCGAGCGCGAACGCGTTCGCTTCCGGCTTCGCACCGTAGACGCTCATGCGGCGATGCACTTCGACGTCCGTGATCCCGAGCATCTTCGCGAGCTTCGCCGTCGATACTCCTTGCAGTCCTTCGGACAACGAAAGTGCCATGCCGAGCACGTCTTTCGACAGCGCTGCGATCGACGTCGTCGGCTCGCGTCGCCATGCCTTCCGCGCAGGCAGTGCTTTCACGTCTTCCTTTTTCATAAACCATACTCGTACGGGGTCCGGATCGCGATCCTCACCCTGCACGCGGACGAGCGCCCACCCTCCTTTCTCCAAGTTTTCCGCGTGCCAGCCGTTGCCGGTGGCGTCTTCCCCGAGCACGACTCGCGCTTCTTTCGAGCCCGCGACTGCCAAGCAGACTTGCGTCGTGAGCTGTCCGGCGATCTGCGAGTCGAGTCCAGGACCGTTCCCCGTCATGGTCGGCTTCTGCGTCGCCCACCACAGCCGGATACCGGCCGCGCGCGCCCGGCGTGCGAGCGATCGAAGTCCGCCCACGGAATCGGGGACTTCCGCCATGAGTTCCGCGCCTTCGTCGACCGACACGACGATGTTCGGCCGCTCGTCGGTGGGTTCCCATAGGTCGATGCCGTGCGTTTCCATGATCGTCTCGCGCTCTTTCATTTCCGTGATCAGCTCGTCGATCACGCCTTGCACGCCTTCAGGCTCCGACTCGACGCGTGCCGTGTGACGCCAGAGCGCGCCTTCGGCGCGCTTCAGGTCGAGAATGACGAGCGCCGTGTGCGGCTTCGAGAGCGCGTCCGCCATGAGCACGCGCAGCGCGACCGACTTACCCGCGCCGGACGTACCGGCGACGAGTAGTCGTTCATCGGTGTTCACGCTGACGATCTCGGCCGTGTCGGCGTCGAGCCCGAGTCCCTTGCGTTCCGGCGACCACGCCAAGTCGAGATCGCGCGTGCGCGTGCGGACCCGCAAGAGTGCGCGGTCGGCCGTGCCTCCCGGCTTGACCTGCGTGCGCACCTTGTCGGGAACGGCGAGCAGCGCGCGCACCTGGTCGACCTGCTCGTCGAGTTTGCCCGGCGTCCACACTCCGGCGAACTCGATCGGAATCAGCAGGCCGGACTCGTCGATGAGCGGAGGTCCGGGAAGCACGTCGAGCAGCTTGCGATCGGCGGCGTGGCTCTCCCACGACTCGATCCGGTGCATGATCGCCCCTTCGACCGGCGACGGCTTCAGGCCGGACGAGCGACGCATCTTCGAGAAGAGCGACGGCTTCCCCTCCGGCTCGTCGGCGATCTCGTCGGCGTCGAGCTGCTCGACGCGATGCGCCCACCCGTCCCACACGAGATAGCCGTACGCGGCAGGCCACACGCCGAGCGCGAGCGGGTCACCGTGCAGCAGCGCGTACGGGGGATAGATGATGAGCGCGCTCGGGATCGCGAGCGCGACGAGCGAGCGTGTGGTGCGCGCGCCGAATGCGCGCGCCTTGATCTCGATCGGAGTGAGCGCGCGCGGAGGCGGCGTGTAGCGAGTGCGCGCGCGCTTCGACTTGCGCGCGCGCGCCTCCCGTTCGATGTGCGCCGTGATCGAGCGCGCGTCGCGCTCTTTGATGAGCGCTTCGAGTCCTTCGGCGCGCACCCATGCGCGCGCGCTGTCGGCATGACGGCGCGCGCCCCGCGAGAACAGTTCCCACGAAGCGCGCGCCATGTTGCGTGCACATGCACGCTCGTCGTTCTGAAGTTCGTCGGTCATGTCATGCGCCCGTCAACTGCTTGACAGCGTCGATGAGCCCGAGAGCCATTCCGCTAAAGAAGACGTCGGCCGCGCTGCCGACGACGCCGCCCGCTCCATGCGCCGTAACCGGCGCGATGAAGAGCGACCACACGGCCGCCGGGTTGTCCCGGGGGTCGATGCTGAGGTCGGCTGCGACGACGACGACGGCGACGACGACGGCGAGACTGAAGATGAAGCTCAGCGGCATCTGGTTCACGCCGAACATGCCGCCGATGCCGCTCAAGAGCCCGCCGAGCCATTCCATCCACGTAACCGACCAGGTCGACGCGTACAGCATGAACGAGGCTGTGAGCGCGATCGGCAGCACGATGAAGGCCGACCACTTCTTTTCGTCGAGCACGTTGTTCAAGATCCACGCGCCGACGAAGAGCACGAGCGACACGAAGCCTGCGGCACCGTTCCCGAGCGTGCTTTCAATCGCAATGTAGTCCATAGTCTGTCGTCCTTTCGTCTGTAAGAAGTCTGTATTTCATTATACCCCCTCCGGCACGGCACAGCAGAACGGGTACCCCTAGGGGGTGCCCGACCTGCGCGCACGCTTTTCTCGCGCGCTAGTCCGGCACACCGTGTCGAGCGTGTCGGAAGGCTGTTTTCCCTGCTCAGATACCCCGAAGGGGTGTGCCGGGGCCGGTGGAAGCCGTGCCGGAGCGGCACACCAGACGGGCCGGTGTGCCGCTCGCTGTGCCGCTAGCTCAGGCCGAGCGCGACGCGCACGGGAGTCATCCACTTACGGCAGTTCCCGGCCGTCTTGCCGAAGGCAACGGCGAGATCGTCGCCCGTGGGCAGCTCGCCGTTCGTCGAGACGTACGTCTTCGCCCATTCCTTCGCAGCCTCGTTCTTGCTGCCGAAGTAGGTTTCGATCGCATCGATCAGCGCCGACGTGCTGTGCGCGCTCGTCGTGGCGACAGGCGCGCTCACGGGCTCGATCGCTTCAGTGATGGCGCGCGCATCGTCGGGAACCTGCGCGCTCACTTCGATCGCAGGCGCGGGCGGCGCGCTCACGGGGCGCACGGTGCGCGCAGCGGTGCGCGCGCTCGACGCGCGCTCGTTCCACGGGTTCATGTGCGCGACCTTCTCGCGGGACAGCGCGCGCGCACCTTCGTAACGCGCCGACACGCGCGTCTGAATACGCGCGCGCACTTCCGGGGTAAGGATGCCGAGCGCGTCGGCGTCCGCCCATGCGCGGTCGTAAGCGCGCGCACGGAGCGAGCGCAGGATGCGCACACCCTCGTTCGCGGCGAAGCCGTGGTTCACGATGCGCGTGATGAGGCGTTCGGTCAAGAGGTCGTTCGCGTCCTGCGACGTCGCCTTGCCGCGCTTCATGCGGTACCAGGTGACCAGAGCGGACGCCTTGTGCTCACGGCCGAAGGTGATAACCAAGTGCCACGCAACGGCCGCGAGAAGCGGCCACAGCGCGAAGATCGCGCTGCCTGCGCCCCACCACGACATGCCGCCCATAAGCGCCGCCATCGCCCACACACCGGCCTCGTACTTGTTGAACCCGGTGCCGTGCTGCATGTGCCAGTACGAGAGCGCGCCGAGAATCGCAAGGAACATTTCGAAGACGACGATCACGCTGATCGCGGCGTCGAGCGATTCGAGCCCTGCGCGCTGAATCATCGTGATCGTGCCGTGCGCGCTCAGGTTCGTCGCGCCGAGCGCGACGAGCGCAACGGCGAGCATGAGCGCGCCACGGATGCGCGCACGGGCGCGCGCTCCGGATGCGCGCTCTTCGGTCTTGCGCGCTGCGCGCGCTTCCCAGTCGGGACGCTTGATCTCTGCCCATGCGCGCGCCTTCTCCTGAGCGCGCGCACGCGCGCCCCGCGTGGTCACGAGCAGGATCACGCTCAGCATGAGCGCGACGAGCGCGAGCGCGCTCAAGAGCGATCCTTCTTCGGGAGTGATGTTGAAGTTCATCGTTTCGTCCTTTCATCTCGTCGTCTCGCGAATACTATCATAGAACGAAAATGAGCGCGCACCCCGGGGGATGCGCGCTCATCGCGTGGTGCGCGCTCATGCGCGCTCATCTTGAGTTATCAGTGCCAGAATGCTAGTACGACGCCGATGCGCGCCCCGATGATCGCTGCGCCGACGACGGCTTGCCACGTCTTGAAGGTCGAGTACGGCTTGTTGATGTTCGGGAGGTCGAGCAGCCACGGCAGCCACATGAAGGCGATGATCCCGTACTTCGCGAGCATCGACGCCGTGTCGGGCGTGTCCCACCAGATCACGAAGGCGATCGTGAACATCCCGTACAAGAATGCCGTGATCGCCGTCCCGCTGCGCCGGTCGGTGCTTTCCGGTTGCTTCCCGATCAGCGCGAAGTTGAATGCGCCGAGCAGCAGGAACAGACTCGTGTGCACGATGAGAATCGCGGTATCCATCTTTCGTCCTTTCGTCATACTTCATGAGAGGCGCGACCGGGAGTCGAACCCGACTGAACAGCTTTGCAGGCCGTTACCTAACCGCTCGGACATCGCGCCGTGGGGTAGAGCGCGAGCGCGCGCCGAAGTCATTAACACGCGCTCGCACCCTCCGTGGAGAAGACCGGATTCGAACCGGTAACCGTCTGCTTGCAAGGCAGATGCACTCCCGTTGTGCTACATCCCCGTAGTGCGTCGAGAAGGACTCGAACCTTCGATCAGCGGTATGTAAAGCCGCTGCTTTTGCCACTAAGCTACCGACGCGTAGCGAGCCCGAGATTTGAACTCGGAACCACGATCGTATCAGGATCGCGCTCTAACCATGTTGAGCTAACTCGCCGTACCCCGCCCGGGATTCGAACCCGAGACCCACAGAGTTTAGGAAACTCCGGCTCTATCCGCTGAGCTAGCGGGGTGTGTCGCGTGCCCCGTCTAGGCATCGAACCTAGGACCCGCGTATTAAAAGTACGCTGCTCTGCCACTGAGCTAACGAGGCGCTGTACGCCGCCTAGGGATCGAACCTAGGACCCGCAACTTAAGAGGATGCTGCTCTACCTACTGAGCTAGCGGCGCATGTATGAAGTTGTGCAGTTGCTCGTGATGGAATCGAACCATCGTCCCCGGGACTTCAATCCGGTGCTCTACCAACTGAGCTAACAAGCCGAGCCTTCACGAGGATTCGAACCCCGGACCGGCCGATTACGAAACGGCTGCTCTGTCCCCTGAGCTATGAAGGCGGAACCGGTACCGTGATTCGAACACGGTCTAACTGTTTGGAAGACAGTCGTGCAACCCACACACCCCACCGGCATATCTAGTTGTCTTGCGTGCCCTAAGAAGGATTCGAACCTTCGACCACCGGCTTCGTAGACCGTCGCTCTATCCGCTGAGCTACCAGGGCATATCAAGTTGTAGCGTACTCGTCCCCGGATTCGAACCGGGACTTGCCGGTGTTTGAAGCCGGTGTCTCTGCCGTTGGACTAGACGAGCGCAGTACCCCGGGTCGGATTCGAACCGACAACCCCCGAAGGGACAGGAACCTAAATCCTGCGCGTCAACCTGCTGCGCCACCGGGGCATGTATGAAATTGGGGAGTCCAGACGGTTACGCTCCGTCGTCTTCTGCGCCACAAGCAGACGCTCTACTATTGAGCTATGAACTCAGTCGGGATAGAAGGAATCGAACCTTCGATCTCGTGATCCCAAATCACGCGCCGTGCCATTGGGCCATATCCCGTAGTGCCTCGTTGCTGCCGGGTGAGGCTTCCCCTTGCCGTGCTATCTCTGAGAACATCGCACGGGCATTGCGCCATGTACGGGGATCGAACCCGTTACCCTTCGCTCGACAGGCGAACGCTCTTCCAATGAGCTAACACGGCATGTTCAGTTGGTGAGGTCGACGCGACGCGACGTGCGCCGACCTCGTGCGTCGATCAGGACGCTCGTACTCCGACAGGGACTCGAACCCTGTACCTGAGAGTGAAAATCTCAGATCTTAACCCATAGACGACCGGAGCTAGATCGCGCCTGCGGTTGCCCGGTTGGTCAGACGCTCTCGACTTGCTGTTACACGCTGCTCGTCATGGGTTCGAACCACGCACCTTCTGATTCAGAATCAGACGTTCTGCCAACTGAACTAACGAGCATCGATATGAAGTTATCGGCGCGGCTCTCGCCTCGTTCTCATGTCCAGCAGGACCCTTAGAGACCGGCCGCGTCTTGCTGCTCGGGGTGGGATCGAACCACCGGCCGTACGATTAACAGTCGTCCGCTCTGCCGCTGAGCTACCGAGCATCGGCTGCCTTGCTTGGGCTCGAACCAAGAATCTCTAAGTCCAAAGCTTAGCGTGTTGCCAATTCCACCACAAGGCATTTATTTAAGTGTGAGCCGAGCATGAGGCTCGCTCGGCTCGTGTCGACCGATGGCGCGATCGAGTGAACAGCTTCTTCGTATGCCTCGCGCTGCCGTACCGCGTACGGGGATCGAACCCGTACTTCCCGATTGAGAATCGGGCGACCAGACCACTAGTCTAACGCGGCGAACCTTTCCGGCTTAACCGCCGGACGTCTGCAAGTCGATGTCGGGCAGGATCGACTCGGGCCGGAACACGATCCGGTGGTGGAACGGGTCGACGTCTGCCGGGTCGAGCTGCTCGGCGAAGTACGAGACGTTGTCGCTCAGGCCGAGAAAGTGCTTCTCGTACGAGCCCTCGTCGTCGCCTTCGGCGATCTTGCACGTGACTTCGAGCTGATTCCCCTCGTCCGTGATCGAGCAGAATCCTTCGATGCTCAACAGGTACGTGTCAGTGATCCCGTTGAAGAACACGACGCGCCGCAGAATCTCGAAGTTGTCGGCGGCCGTCGAGAGGTTGTCGGAAACGGTGGTCGCTTCGTCCGTGCATCCCGTGAGCATGATCCCGGCAGCCGCAGCAGCCGCGACACCCGCGAGCATCTTCGTCTTTCGCATGTCTATCTCCTCTTGATCTATGTCGTCTTGCGTGCCCGACCGTGGACTCGAACCACGCGCCTTCAGGTTCGGAACCTGATGCTCTATCCGCTGAGCTAGCCGGGCTTGTGAAGTTGGTTGACGCCGTGGGTATCGAACCCACCTTGCCCGAAAGCACCGGCTTTACAGGCCGGTTGCCGCACCTGCGACTGACGTCATTGCGCGGAAAGTGAAGGAATCGAACCCTCGTGTGTTACCACGGCCCGGTATTCGAGACCGGTTGCGGACCATTCCGCGCCACCCTCCAATCGGGAACCCGGCAGCACTTGCGGTCTTCGACGCCGATACGGCCTGAATCCTACGTGCTGCCGGGGAATGCCTCCCGGTACCCAGCGCTGATGAAGTAGCAGCCCTAGAGCGGAAGGTCACGGGATCGAACCGTCGCCCTTTCGAGCGGAGCCGGTTAGCAACCGGCTTGAAGCACCGAGCTTCAGACCTTCCATGCGAACGGTCCGGTGCCAGTAAGGTGCACCCCCGAGCACTCGCCTCGTGCCGGACCGTTCTCGTAGCGGGACTGAGATTCGAACTCAGACCATACGGCTTATGAGACCGCAGCTCTAACCCTTAAGCTACCCCGCATCGCAGCGAACACCCGAGCCGTAACGCTCGTCGTCCGCACCCCCGTGAGTTACGTCCCGAAGGTCCAAGTCAGAAACCGTCAATCCTGAATCACGTGTCCGTCACCCCATGAAGGCCGACATGTTCATCCGATCCGTTTCGGAGCCGGTATCGCTTCCGCTCGTCACCCGGGACTCGAACCCGGAACCGAACCCTCGCGGGTCCTCGCTCTACCAATTGAGCTAGTGACGATACCCCGGAACCACCCGGAGCCCTTTTCCCGCCGAGCTAGCTAGGCTCGCGGGTTGTGTCCGTTACGCTGGTCAAGGCGCTAGGTACCACTTCAGTGATGTACGGACCAACACACCGCACCCCCGGATGGAATCGAACCACCTGCACGCGGGTTTGGAAGCCGCTGCTCTGCCAGTGAGCTACGAAGGCTTACCCGGGCGAACCCGGTTTCTTGCAGTCTAGCGAGATCGTCGCGGCGATGCACGTCGTATCTCGGATCGGTTCTAGCGGCTCTTCGGGTCGGGGATCGTCTGACCGTTCTCCCAGTCGAGATCGTCCCAATCGTTGTCGGTGCGCATGTCATCCTCTCGTCGATCCGGCGTGTTCGCCTTGATGTATTAAACAATAGCATGGGTTCCCCGAGCGTGCAACCCGGGGGTACCCTACGCCGTTTCCGCAGCTCAGGCAGCGAACCACCGGTACCCGTGACCCTTGACGTACCGGTTCTCGGCGCGTCCCTCTTTCGAGAGCTGTCGCAGGCTCGAATACACCTGCTGTTCCTTCTCGTCCAGCTCGGCCGCGATCGACTCCTTGGAGATGCCGGTGTCGGCGTCCGCGCCGACGAGCAGCGTGTGCACAGCGTTGTCGCGCTCGATCGTCTCCTGCGGCCGTGGTCGACCCCTGCCGCGCTTGATCGCTTCGTTTGCTTCGCGCATCGCTCCGGTTTCAACCGGCGTTGCTCCTTCCACGGCTGCGCGGACGGCTTCGGCCTGCTCGGCGACGGGCGGGATCGCGTGGTTCACGACGGCATCGATCTTCGCTTGCGTCTCGGGGCTGATGACCGGCAACGCGATGTAGTGATCGGTCTCAGTCTCGGGCGGTTCGACCGCGACGGGAATAAGATCGCGTGGCTCGACGATACCGCCGGGCGCGAAGGTCGAGATGTCCGGGGCCTGCACGTACTCTTCAGACTCGGCGTTGCGGTCGTACGGCACGGCGACGGGCTCGGCCTCCGCTTCGGCGATGGCTTCCATCGCGTCGTCGTCCGCGAGGATCGCGGCCGTCTCGGCTTCGGCCGCCTTCTGCTCGGCCTCGCGGCGCTTGCGCTCGGCGAACGGATTTTTTTGACGGTTGCGTGCGGTAAAGAGTCCCATTGTCACCCTTTCTTTAGGTTGGCGTGATTCTATCATTTATGCAAAAGAGGGTGCCCGCATCGCGGACACCCTCTGTGAGCCGGGCTTAGAAAGCCGCGTCGTCCGCAGCCGCGACGGTCTCGCCGGAGCCGTAGCCGAGCGACTCGGCCTCGCTGATCGCCGGGAAGCTGGTCACTTCGGCCGCACCTCCGGCCGGAGGGATCATCGCCCACGACAGTTCGGCGGCGTCGCCGAAGCGGTCGTCACTCTTGTGCACGACCTTGCCCCGGAACGGCTTGCCGTTCATGACCTTCGCGAGCTGATCCATCGTCGGCTTGTGCGTGGTCAGCGTGTCGAGCGTGATCCCGACTGCCTTCATGTGCATCATGAACTTCTTCATCTGCGAGACCATGCGGATCACATAGAAGTCTTTGATCGACTTCCCGGCGTGCGGACCGCTCGTGATCTTCGCCTTCACGCGGACCATCGGGTTCCCGGCGCTCGACACTTTCGCTTCGGTCTCCGTGATGATGAACTCGTACTCCCCTTCGGGGGGCAGGTTGAAGTTCTCCTTCGCCTCGCGAATGAAGTCGTCCCACGTTTCGTCTGCCATGTCCTCTTATCCTTTCGTTTCGGCCGCAGCCGGGAAGATCGTCCGCATCATCTGCGTCAGATTCGGGTTGTCGTAGAAGGGTCGATCGAACCGGTCTTCGAAGTTCGATCCCGTGGTGAGATTCGGATTCGCCTTGACGATCCCGCGAAACACCGAAGGCGCGTCGTCGGCAATCATGCCCTGATCGTTCTTGACGAAGCCCTTCTTCATGCAGATCACGGAGTCGAACGAGTACGGCATTCGGTTCTGAATGCCGCCTTGCATCATCGGGCGGTACTTCCCGTCTTTCGTGTGCCCGTGCGCCGTGGCAGCGAACACGCGAAGCGGGTTCGCCGGGTCCGACACCCGCGCCATGATCCGCGAGAGGTCCGACAGTACGCGACGCCGGATAGCGCCCCAGTCCTGAATCCGGAAGTCCTCGTCGACCTTGCGCAGGGCTTCGATCCCCTGCTCTTGTCCGACCGTGAGCGAGTCGAGCCCGATCGAGACGAAGGGATGATCGTTGCGATCGATCCACGGCATCGTCTGCGCGAGCACGTGCGCGCTCGTGATCTTCACGATTGCGAAGTCGTAATCGTCTCCCGTGGGCGGCGCTTCGGCTGGGTTCCACAGCTTGAGCCGGAAGGGCTCGCCGTCGCGGTTCGGATTCGGTCGCCCCTGGAAGAATTGCCACTTGCCTTCGGTGTCGAGAATGACCCCGGGTGTCGGCATCGTGGAAAGCAGCGAGGACTTGCCGTGCTTCGTCTCGCCATAGGCAAGGAACGTCGCAGTCTCGAACTCGCTGAACTTTTCGACCATTCATCCTCTCCTCTCTGTCGCTCGATCTATTACATAAGTCTAACACAGACGGCGTATACCGCTGCATCGGGTCGCGCTCTTCGAAGAGATCCGCGATGGCGTCTTCCACTCGCGACCCGTCGTCGAACATGCCGCAGATCGAGAAGAAGTCGCAATCCCACGAGCAGTCTTTGATCATGTTCGGCTGCGCGAACATCTTGACGCCGATGTCGCCGAGCTGCGCGATCCGGCCTTCAAACTCGAAGACGTTCGCGACGAGCCCGATCAGCTTCAAGCGGTACGACTCGACTTCGGCCGCGTTGTGAATGATGGTCTCGCGCTGATAGAACGGCGGCTTCGCCGTCTTCCCGCGCTTGACCTTCCGGAGCATGTTGTACAGCGCGCCGTCGACATGCTGATCGGGATGCAGAATCGACAGCAGCAGGTGATAGTGCAGCATCTGCGGATCGCTCTGCAACGTCGGCAGCATCTGCGAAAAATTCTGCACGGTCTTGTGGTCGACGAACTGCGTAAAGCCGCTCACCTCGTCGAGCACGCGCGCGTCGAGCTTGCCGACGACGGCGAAGGGCTTTCCCAGTTCCGCGCCGATCTGGTCGGACGTGACGCTGATCTGCTCTTCGGCCGCGATCACCTTGAGATAGGCGTCGGCCCCGGTGTCGGCGAGCCACTCGAAGTACCCTTCGACCATCGCACGCTCTAGGTCGGTGTCCTTCAGGAACTTGTCGAGCACGATCGGGTCAGGCTCGACGTCGAGCTTCACGCACTGCGCGTGGTACTCGCGCGCCGCGTCCGAGATCGCGTCTTCGAGCGCCTGCCGGGGGTCGGTTACCGACTCCGGCCGGTAGAAGGCTTCGAGCGCCTCGTGCACCCGCGTTCCGGACTGCAACGGACCGACCGGCCCGTGCAGTCGCGGCGCGAGTCGGCGCACGTGTCGCAGCCAGTACCGGCGCTTGCAGCGCTGGAAATCCTTCAGGCGTGACTGCGACACGCGGTCGATGTCGTTCATGGTCCTCCGTCGATGTCGTCGTTCATGGCGTCTTCGTACTTCGTCAGCTCTTCGTCGATGTCGAGCAGGTCGAGCGACTCGATCCGCGCGGCTTCGGCGTCAAGGTGCGCCGTCGACTTCCCGGCCGTCTGAAGCTGCTCACGGTCACGCACGATCTCTTCGAGCCGCTGCATCTTGGCGTACAGCTTCTCGACCTGCGTCTCTTCGACCGTGTCGGCCGTGATGATGTCGATGATCGTGATCGCCTCGTGCACCTCCGACCCGATGCGGTGCACCCGGTCTTCGCCTTGCATGTTGTCGATGAGCGACCAGGAACGTTGCAGCCGCACGAGGGTGTCAGCGGCCGTCATGTTCAGGCCGACGCCACCCGCCTTGTAAGTGAACAGGATGTACTTCAGCTTGCCGGACTGGAAAGCTTCGATCGTCTCGTCACGCTGCGCGCCGGACACGCCGCCCGTGATCACGCCGTACTCGATCCCTTCGGCCGTGAGGCGGCGCGCGGCAAGGTCAATAAGCTGCTTGTGCTCGGCCGCAATAGCAAGCGGCTTGTCCGGGTTGTCTTCGATGATCGACATGAGTTCGTCGATCTTCGGCGACTTCGGCGTGTCCGTGAGCGTGACCTTCCACGAACCCATGTCGTCGGGGGTCTCACCCTTGTCGATGTCGCACATCGCCGACGACAGTTGCAGCAGGCGCGTCGCGGCCGGAAGATTCCCGTTCATGACGAGCTTGTCGCCCGACTCCGTGGTCAGCACGTACTCGCTCGCGACCTCGTCGTACGCCTTCTTCTGCTTCGCGCTCATCTCGACGTGGCGGACGACGCGCGTCTTCGCGGGAAGCTGATCGAGCACGAGCGCTTTCAGCATCCGGCGGAAGCGGACGTCGAGCAGGGACAGGAACTCGTCGCGCGTCGCCGGGTTGAGCCCGACGATCGACATCCCGCCGAAGGCGTTGTACTCGACGAGCGCGTACCGGTCGATGAACGCCGACTTGCGCGGGAACTCGTTCGGGGCGATCGTGTGCAGAATCGACCAGATGTCGCCCGGGTGGTTCGCGACGGGGGTCCCCGTCAGCGCCCACCGGTACGTCACGGTCTCGCCGTGGAAGACACGCCAGACGGCGCGCGCCTGAAGCGTGCGCGGGTCCTTCACGCGGTGCGCCTCGTCGAGCACGCAGACCTTGAAGGGGATCGAGTTCAGTTCCTTGTCGTGGCTCTCGCACTTCGCCGGGGTCAGCTCGGCATTGCCGCTGGTCGGGTCGCACTCGGCGCACTTCTTCAGGCGGACGGAACCGTACGGCGCGAGCCGCGAGTGCAGCTTGACGCTTTCGATGTTCATGATGATCACGGCGTTCTCGACGTCGGCCGCTTCGACGAGCTGCTTCCGACGCTTGGCGGCCGAACCGTCGATCACGACGGGGTTCGCCTCCGGAAGCCACTTGCGGATTTCGCGAGCCCAATTCCGCTTAGTGGAGTTGGGAGCGACGACGAGCGCGGGGTACGCGCCGCCTCCGTACTCGGGAAGGATCATGTCGACGCGGCGCATCGCCGCGAGCGTCTGAAGCGTCTTGCCCGAGCCCATCTCGTCGCCGAGCAGCGCGTGCCGTGCACGCACGAGGAATTCAGCGCCGGGAATCTGGAAGGGGTACAGCACGTCGTCGTGATCGTTGACGGGCACGTACCCCGGCTCGGGCTCGCGTGCGTCGCGCAGGCGAAGCACGGCGTCGCGACGCGTCTTCTCGGTACGCGACCACTCGCCGAGCTGCTTCCCGACCTTGAGTCGGGAGCCGAAGAGCGCGCGCGTCTGCACGCACGCCGCCCACGACACCGGCAGCGTCCACCGGCCGTCTTTCCATTCCTTGCCGGGAATCTGCGTGATGAGCGGCTTATCCATCCACATCGTGTTGTGCAGGACGATCCGCTTCCCGGTCTCGTCGAGTTCGGCGATCAGGTCGTTCATCTAATGTCCCTTCATCGTGTCGTCGAATTTCATCATAGCACCGTTCGAGACGGCGAGCCATTCGGGGTAATCGACATCTTTGAGCAGCGCGTACGCCTGCCGGGCGGCGTCGGTGGCGTGACCCAACTTCGACGAGTGCCACCCGGCACGGCGCAGCGCGGCGTCGTTCGCGAACTTGAGATTCGCCTTCATGTACTGCCGGATCGAGTTCGACGTGTGCAGCGTCGCGAACGCCTTGACCATGCCCGTTACTTCGAGCGCGTCGGTTTGCTGCGACAGCTTCGCCGTGCGCCCCGTGACGATGTACCGCTCGACGGCGATGTATACGCCGCCGTACCCGACATAGTCGGTCGCCTTCACGATCAGGTCGCTCATGCGCTTAGGCATCTGCTCGGCGTCGACCTCGTCGCGCAAGTACTGCCGGTCAAGGAACCCGAATCGGGGTCCGTTCGAGTACACGAAGAGACCCGTCGTCTTGCCGGGGTCGACCCCGATCAGGATGTATTCAGACATCGCGCTTTTCCGCCCATCGTTTCCCGGTCGCGCCGCCCGCAGTGAGCGGAAGCGACAGCAGCTTCTCGTCGTTCATGATCTCGTTCATCGTGTGGATAGCGTCGGGAACCTCGTCGTCGGGGATCTCGGCGATAGCCTCGTCGTGCACCGCGAGCACGAGGTACTCGCCGAATCCGGCGGCGTCGAGTTCGAGCAGCTTTACCTTCATGATCTCGGCCGCGAGTCCCTGAATCTGGTAGTTCACCAGGGGATAGAGCTTGCGCGGATCATCGGCGATGAACCGGCGGCCGGTCATGGGCGACGTGACGTAGGCGAGTCCTTCGGCCTGGTAGCGCGCAGCGGCTTCGCGCTGCACGTTGCGCTGATGCTTCGGGACGTTGGCGTACGTCGCCTTGTAGTCGGCCGCGAGCTTCTCGATCACGGCGAGCGGCTGATGCGTGGTCCGGGCAAGTCGATCGGTACCGCTGCCGTAGTTCGACGCGTAGACGTACGACTTCGTGAGCGCCCGGCGCGCGTCCTTCTTCGTGATCGCCGCATCGTTGTACACCTTGCGCGTCATGAACGTAAAGAAGTCGCCCGGCTGGTCGAAGGCTTCGAAAAGCCCGGGGTCCTGCGTCAAGTGCGCCATGATCCGCAGCTCGACCTGATCGAAGTCGAACATCACGAACGACGAGCCCGGCTCGGACACGACGCAGTTCCGCACCACGATCGACAGCGGATCATCCTCGTCGACACGCGGAAGCTGCTGCAAGTTCGGCCGCGACATCGACATGCGCCCCGTGACCACGCCGAAGTCCCCGGCGTTCCGGTCTTGCTGCTCTTTGAACCCGAGCGTGTTGATATTCGGGTGCACGCGGCCGTCGAGTTCGGAGTACTCAAGGAACCGGCGCAGGTACGTCGAGTCGAGCTTTTCGACCCGCTTGTATTCCTGCAAGAGCTGCACGAGCGGATGCCGGATGCCTTCGAGCGCGAACTTATCGAGCGACCACCCGCCTTGCGTCCGCTTCCATAGCGGCACTTCGTCGCGCAGCAGCACATCGACGATCTGCTGCGACGAACCGAGCGACACGCCGAACTCGTCGAGCCCGCGCTTCGCGAGCGACTCGTGCAGCTCGGCGAACTCGCGGCGCTTGTCCGTGGTGTACGCGCGGTCGATGAGCACGCCGCGCCGTTCCATGCGGTCGGCGATCCACCCGACCGACAGCTCAATGTCGTACGCGCGCGGCGCGACCCGCTCGACTTCAGGCCAGTGATGTTCCCACAGCCGGACCGTCAGCACGGGGTCGAGCGCGGCATAGACCCAATAAATTTTATACTTCCCGCTCGGCGCGATCGGGATCGTCGCCCACGTGTACCCGTTCTCGGTCATGACTTCGTCGAGCCTGCGCTGCATGGCAGCCGCGAGCGGGTCAATGTGCCGGGCGCACTGCTGCTTCAGGCCGACTGAGACGGTCGGGTTCACGATGTGCGCGAGCATCATCGTGTCGTCGACCAGGTGCACGGGGATGTGAATCCCGTGCTTGCGCAGCATGGCGACGTCGTACCGCGCGTTGTGCGCGACGAAGCGGCCGTGCCGCTGCCACCGGTTCACAATCTCTTCGACGAGGCCGTACCAACGGTCGATAGGGATCGCCCACCCGGTATCCCGGTCGCCGAACTGCACGAGGCGAACCGAGTCGACTTCGGGAGACAAGCCGGTCGACTCCGTGTCGAAGCCGAGCCGCTCGCAGGTGAGGCCGGATAGCCAGTCAAGGCAGGCCGTGACGTCTTCGATGGTCTCGACGAGGGTCAATTTCACGTCTTGCAGCATGATCGTCCTTTCATCTGTCGTCAGTAAACGAAACCCCGCGCAGTACGCGGGGCTCGTCGATTTCTATCTTACTCCGGTCCGGCGAGCACGAGCGCGACCCCTTGATCGTCGTCGTCGTGCTCGGCCGAAGCCGGGATGATGCGTGAGGCGATGTACATCGGCAGCGTGAGAGGCCAGATCGCCGCGACGCCGCAGACGGCGAAGGCGACGATCATGCGAGCGTCGCTCGCCGAGTCGGCGTCGGCGTGGTCGCCGGGACGATCCCACCCCATGATCCGACGAATCGGCTTCGCCGTCACAGCAGCCGTGAACAATACGCCTAGTAGGTAGATAGCTGCGAAGAGTGAACTCCAGTCCATAGCGGATTCCTTGCACGGGTGGTTAGTGAATTAGCTTCAAGACTACGGGAGGCCGACCCCGCGAACGGGACCGGCCTCCGTGTTTATGCTGCTAGTCGTCGGCCGGAGCCGGGTAGGTCACTTCGGCGAAGGTGTCCCACATGGGCAGTACCGTTCCGCCTTGCACCTCGTCGAAGTCGTGGTTCCGCTTCACGGAGAGACGGAACTCTTCGACGGTCTTCAGGTTGATTCCCTCGTTCGCGAACATCGCGCGGGCGACGTTCACGAGGTTCGCGGCTGCGGCGAAGGCGTCGTTCCCCATGCCGCCGCGCACGGTCATGAACTCGGCCGTCTTCGTCTCGCGCTCAGAACTCATCGGCTTCGACCCCGCATAGCTTCCGCGCGACGGCGTGACCCTCGTCGGCGTCGGCTTCGCCCGTGATCACGAGGAATTTCGCGAGCACGTCGAGCATCCCGCGCCACCGGTCGTCGAGTTCGGGGCGGCCGTCACCGTCCGGCACGTCCGTTTGCAGCCGGACCTTCTTCGCGTGGGCGCGCTTGACGAACGAGATCATCTCGGCGCGCGCCGCCTCGTTCTCTTCGTTGTGCCGCTGCTCGTACGCCGTGCGAGCGCTGTGCTCGAAGTCGTTCCGGCGGATCAGGTCGCGAACCCCGGCCGAAGGCGGGATCGTCTCGACCCCAACCGTTTCGAGCGCGGCCTTCACGTGCCCGATCTCGTCGTACGCTTCTTCGAGCACTTCGCGAGCGACGTGCGCGTACTTCGAAGGCTCGTCGGTCGTGACCTTCCCGACCGTCGTGAACGAGTACGCCTCGTCGCCGAAGAACAGTCGCACGGCCGAAGGATCGAGCGGCACCGTTGCTTCAAAATTGAACGATCCCCCCGTGAACGGGCCGGAAGGTTCGAGACGGTTGATCATCTCGGTCTTCCCGTCGTACTGCACGACTCCGGCCTTCGTGTCGACCACGGCTAGCACGAAGTCGCCCATCGTCTTGCGGCTGATCGTGTTGAACCCGGCCGCGAGCATGTGCGCGCAGTTGATCGCGTCGTCGTCCGAGACCGTGAACGATGTCGATTGCGAGAGGTCGCCTTCAAGGTAGTGCGACAGGTCGTAGCTCTGGTACATCACTGCCCGCCGATCCACGCGCCGATGTTGAACAGCACGAAGATCACGGCCGCCGCGAGCCCGAGCACGATCAGTCCGACCGTTACGAGCGCTGCCCACCCGCAGCCGTTCAGCTTCGCCTTCGTGCCTTCGTCGAGATTCGTCATATGTCCTTCTTCCCTTGGTTAGAATGCCGTGCCGGTGTCGATGTGCGAGCCCTCATGTCCGGCGGGACGCTCGCAGCGGAGTGTGCGAATGTACGGGTCGGGGTCGAGTTGCACCGCCCAACAGCGTTCGCCTTGCGACGCGGCTCCGGTGGCGAGTGTGGCGTATACCTGCGCTCGCATGGCGTGGCGCGTCTTCGCGCCGTCCGAGATCACGAGCGGCTGATCGTTGTCGTCGCGGCCGAGTGAGATCCGAATCTCGTGCTCGGCCTTTGCGGCGTAGTAACGAAAGTCTTTCACTTCGTCACTCATCGGGGGTCACCTGCTGCTCGGCGCGCTCGATCCACACGGCCGAGTACATCACCTTGCCCTGCGGCATGATCAGCACGGCCTTGTGATGCTTGTCCTCGCTCGTGAGCTGCGTGATCTCTTCGGCGTACTTGAGCGACTGATCTTCGGCGATGGCGCGCAGGTCGGCCGCGATCTCGGCGAACCGCTCGGCCTTCTCTGCCGGGGTCCCGGCGATCACGGAATACTGAATGTTCAGCGGTCCGTACTCGTGCAGCGGCAGCTTCGGGAGGATGCCCGACGTCGAGCCGAGCAAGTCGCCGAGATACTCGAAGTCGCTCCCGGTGCGGGTGTGATGAGTGTCGGGTGTTTCCATGTCGCATCCTTTCGTCAGTGTCGTCATGTGTCGGGCCGACCTCACCCCGTAGCAGGTCGACCCGAGTCCGTTGAACCTAGCATATGCGTTATAGACCCGCAAGCGGGTCGGCATCGGGGCCGGTTCGATCGACTTCGGGGATCACGGCCCCGTACCGTTCGAGCAGATCGGCGATCCGCTCGTCAACGCACGCGGCGTCGCGGAAGGCGACGGCGTTGTGCGGAGGAATCGCGACGTCGCCCGTGTCGCGCCGGAAGTCCTTCTTCGTGGGCACGAAGAGCTTCCGAAGCACGTCTTCGGCGTCTTCGGTCCAAATGACCGTGTCGCGCTGCCACTCGCCTTCGATCGCCGACTTCCCGAGCGACACGAAGACGTATTGCCAGCGCGCGACCGGCTTGAAGCGGCCTTCGCCTTCGTCTTCGAGCGGCTGCGCCCACAGAATCGCCGTGTCGGTCCAACGGCAGCCGGAGCAGCGCACACCCTTACCCGGGCGCGTGCCGGGCGCGTGGTTCAGGTGCGTCTTGCGGTACGAGGACCCGAAGCCGAGCACGCGAGCATAGAACACGTCGCCGGAATCGTCGGCCGTGAACATCTGCAAGGGCAGCTCGGCGATGCTCCCGACGTCGGCAGCATAGGGATAGTCCGCCATGAAGTCGGCGAACGCTTCGGTTCGGATGTCAATCGGTGCGGTTGCAGTAGTCGACATGCGTCGTCCTTTCATCGTCTTGTCGTCGTCAACATCAGTCCGGTTGCCGGACCGGTACGAGCGAAGCCTAACACGAGCGCGTATAGTGGTGTAAGACGACAAGACGAAAGGAACAGATGTGGCTAGTGTGACATTCTCCCAAGCAGCACCGGCAACCCCCGGCGCGGCGGCGTACGCCTGCTCGCGGCTCGGGTTCCGAGTCTTCCCGCTGCGGACCGACACCGGAACGCCCGTGTTCACGCAGTGGCCGGAGCGCGCGACCACCGATCCCGAGCAGATTCGCGAGTGGTGGACCGGCGAGTACTCGCGCAACGGCGTCGGGATCGCCACCGGCCCCGAATCGGGCGTGTGGGTCCTGGACATCGACGTGAAGGACGCAGACGGCTTTTCCTCGCTGCGCGAGCTTACGCACGCCAACGATGCGACGGTCGACGTCTTCACGCGCACCATGACCGTTCGCACGCCGAGCGGCGGCGCACACATTTATTTCCGATGGGACGAGGCGAGCGCCGATGAAGGCGGCATCCGCAACTCGGCGAAGCAGCTCGCGCCCGGACTCGACGTGCGCGGCATCCGTGGCTACGTGCGCGCGCCGGAGGTCGGCGCGTACCGATTGATCGCGCGCGACGGCGTGAAGATCACAACGCTCACGAGCGCGCCCGAGTGGCTGATCCCGCTCTGCAAGAAGCGCCGGACCGCGAGCGCGGACCCGCTCACGAACGCCGACGTGCGGTACCGCATGAGCGCGCAGGGGCAGCAGTGGGGAAGGTTCCAAGCGGCCGAATCGGTGCGTAGGCTAGGACGATCCCCCGCCGGAACCCGGAACGACAATCTCAACAAGACGGCCTATCGGCTCGGTATGCTGTCGGTCTCGTTCGGGGAACCTAGCAGGGAAAACGCACTGAAGCAGTGCCTCGCAGCACTTGCAGACGCAGGTGCGAACGACGCGCTCGACGCGCAGGTGCGAACCTTCACGTCCGGTTGGGAAGCGGGACGGGCGAAGGCGACGGAAACGGTCGCCGACCACCCGACCCCGGAAACGTAGAAAGGGACGACAACGATGATCGACGACCAGACAAATGAACCCAAGACCGAACTTACCACGCCCGAAGTCGACGACTTCGCGGCTTCGATCGTCGGCGGCTTCACGCAGACGCCGGAGGCCGAGAGCGCGTCGGAATCGTCGGCCGTGGTCGATCTCGACCAGCGGCACCGGTTCCTGCCCGCGAGCATCGTGCTCGACGCTCCGGTGCCCGGCCCGAAGGAACCCGACAAGGTCGCGCGGTTCCTGCTGTTCCTGTTCGCGGACGCCGGGATTCACCTCCGGCACTGGCGCGACGAGTGGTATCTGTACCGCGAGGGCACGTCGGGCGCGCACCGCAGGCTCGGCGGGGCGGACAACCGCTATGCCGTCGCCGACGCCGTGCGCGCGCTGCTCATCGACGCTACGTACATGGTGTCCACGAAAGACGGGCCGGAGCCGCGCGCGTGGAACCCGAACACGTCGAGCGTGCGCGAGGTCGTGGAAGCGATGGCGTCGCAGATGCGGCTTCCCGAGTCTTTCGAAGCGGCCGTGTGGCTGCGACGCGGGGAAGCGGCCGACACGATGCCCGGCGAAGAGATCACGTGTGTGCGAAACGGCTTGCTATGGTGCCCGCGCGAAGGCGGCGCGACGGCGCGGACGCTGGTCGCCCACACGCCCGAGTTCTTCACTGACACGGCCGTCGTCGTCGACTACGACTCGGACGCGCGGTGCGACCGGTGGATGAAGTTTCTCGACGAGCTGTGGCCGGGCGACGAGGACTCGCACGCGCTGCTGCAAGAGTGGTTCGGCTACGTGCTCACGGGCTCGACGGCGCTGCACAAGATCTTGACGCTCGTCGGGCCGAAGCGGTCGGGTAAGAGCACTATCGCGTGGGCGCTGTCCGAGTTGCTCGGCGGTAAGTCGGAGGTTGATCACCCGACGATGGCGCGGCTCGCCGAGCCGTTCGGGCTCGCGCCCATGCTCGGAAAGCGGCTCGCCGTGGTCGGGGATGCGCGTATCGGGAAGTCCGACGCCGCGATCGTCGAGAAGCTGCTCATGATCTCGGGTGAGGACCCCGTCACGGTGAACCGGAAGAACCGCGACGAGCTGAACGTGAAGCTCGACGCGCGGATCATGATCGTCTCGAACGACATGCCGGACCTGCGCGACTCGACGGGCGCGCTCGCGTCGCGGTTCCTGCCGCTGCGCATCCGCGTCGAAGGGTTCCTAGGCCGTGAGGACTTCACCCTGAAGCGGACGCTCGCCGACGAGCTGCCCGGCATCTTCACGTGGGCGCTCGACGGCGCGGACCGGCTATGGGACCGGGAAGGCCGGTTCACGATCGGCGAGAGCGTGCAGGCGACGATGGTCGAAGTCGAGCGGCAGACGAGCCCGATCAAGGCGTTCACGGCCGACTGCCTCGTGATCAGCGCCGACTCGGACGCCATGACGCCGAAAGACGCCGTGTACGAGCTGTACGTCATGTGGTGCACGAGCGAAGGCTTCATGCCGAAGGGTAAGAGCGTGTTCTTCCGCGATCTGCAAGCGGCGTACCCGGGGCAGCTCGAAGTCGGCCGCCACCGGGTCGACGGCCGTCAAGTGCAGATGCTTCGGGGCGCTCGGCTCTCGGGCATCGACTACTGAGCGTCACGAAAATCGCTGTGCAGGGGTCGACCCCGATCCCTGCACAGCATCCCTGCACAGCGTCGCCTAGCGTGAAGTCCTAGTCACTCGCTATGTTATCTGAGCGTTACTGTGCAGGGGTGTGTGCAGGGATCGTGTGCAGGGATGCGTGCAGGGATAAACGGCCCTCTGACCTGCGGTGTGCAGGGGTTGCAGGGGTAACTCTCTAACTCTCTATAGGAAGAGATAATTAGAACATATGTACGCCTATATAGAATACGGGAGTGAAAATGCAACCGACCCCTGCACACCCTGCACAGCGGCCGGAAAGCCGGTTACACAAAGTGACATTCGAGAGGTGACGACATGAGCGACGACAGCGACATCTACGACGAGCCCGTGAAGCCGTGGGCGGGCGAGCTGAACGTCAATCCGTGGGATGCGATGCTCGGCGAAGTCCGGCGCAGCGCGTACCGCGCGGCGTGGATCGACGAGCGGGTCAATCTCGACGTGAAGCGGGAACGTCAGCTCATGGAGACGAACGGCGCGGACTTCGAAGATCTCGTGAAGTTCGAGTACGCCGTGCGCATCCGGTCGAGCGAGCTGCGCGAGTGGATCGAGCAGAGTCGCAAAGAGCGCGCCCATCTGACGAAGGTCGCGGCCGACGCGGTGCGTGCCGGACTCTCTGAGCGATATATCGATTCCCTGCGAGCTGAGGCGCGGATGATCGCGGAGGCGCTCACGAAGGCTCTCGACGCCGCGAATCTCACGCCACAGCAGCGCGCCGACGCGAGCGAAGCCCTGCGCGAGGCGCTGTCGGAGATGGGTCCCGTGCTCGCGGCACGGCAGGATGCCGCAACGGGCGTTGTGAGCGTCCGGCCTGAGATCGGCCGTTAAGGGTCCTAGCGTCCACGCTGACGGCCGTACACCCCGATTCCTATACCCGAGTACCCCCGAACGGCCGCCAGCGCGTACAGACGCGCGTATATCCGTTACCAAAATGTGACCACTCTGCGCGTGGGGTCGGGCGCTGGCAGGCACGTATAACGGGGTTGAGTCGGGTCGACTCAAGTTCGGCGGGAATCGGGATAGCTTTCGAGAAGTGTGGTTCCCGCAAGTAATCCCGTTCCCGGCACACAGAAACCCCCGACCGTAGCCGGGGGTCCTGGTGTGGCTAGCTGTCGAACATGCCCGTGTCGATCACGTCGTCACGGAAGCCTTGCGTGTGCTTGCCCTTGCGCTTCTTAAGCGCCTTCTCTACAGCCTTCCGCTTGTCAGCGGACAGCTTCTCTAGGCGCTTGTGGTCCGGGTTCTTACCCGTACGGATAGCGCGCATGACCTGCTCAAACACAGGATCAGGCTGCTCTGCCATGTGGTTAGTTCCCTTCGATCACGTCGTCGGCCGCTTTGATCACGGCGTTCAGGCTCGCATTGCGAGCCTTGTCCTTTGTGCTGAGAGTCTTCTTTGCCTGCCCGAGCAGGGCTTGCTTCTCACGGCGAGCACTGTCCTTAGCTCGCTGTGCATCGGCCTTGCTGATCTTCATCCGTGATCCTTTCGTCTGTGTCCCTTGAATTCTATCATAGTCCGTTTTCGCCCCTGCGCGTGGGGTGTGGGGTAGGGGGACCCCTTCGGGGGTTTTGGAATCGATGGGGTCCGGCGGCCCGGGCATGTACCCGCGCCCCGCGCTGGAAATTACAGCCCAACCGGCAAGCGCTTACCAGTCACACCCGGGAAGAACCCCGGCCCTCGTGTAGGCCGGGGTCCCGTCTGGCGTGACTATCCATCCGCTAGCCAGCTTAGCGTACGCGACGCTGCGCGTCGGTCATGGCGTGGCGATCCGGTCGCACCGGACCCTCGTACGTGATCTGCACTTCGCCCCGCGTGCCGTACCCGTACGAGCCGCAACCGGCTTCGCAGGGTCCGTACAGCCGGTTGTTCGGCAAGCTGAGGTCGAGCTTCCCGAGCCCGGTCCCCTCGCACACCGGGCACGGCTCGATCACGCGACGGCGCTGCGGTACCGGCTGGTATCCGAGCCCTTCATGCTCGGCAAGCTCGACGTAGTGCACCCGCTTCCACCCGCCGAACGCCTTCACGATCGCTTCCACCCGCTTCCACTGCGGGCACCGACGCTTCGGCTTGTCCGGCGCGAGGTCGTTCAGGTTCGGATAGTGCACCTTGTCGTCGAGCGGCGAACGCCTGCACGTTGTGCACCCGGCGACGACGGCGCGGAACCCGCGCACTTTGAACTCGCCGGACTCGTTGAGCGCGTCGAGCAGGTACTGCCCGGCGATCACTTCGTACCCCTCGCGGTCCGCCCCTGCGGACGCAGGCCACGGCTCGAAGAGCACTTGCAGCGTCGGGAAGGTCGGCTTCTTCGGCATTATCGTTCCCCGTCCGTGAACCGCACCACGGCGTTGAGCATCTGCCGGTGGTCGAAGGCGACCGCGATCCGGCCGACTAGCACATCGATGATGCGCACCCATTCGGCTGCCGTCGCGTCGTCCCCGGCGACGAGCGCCGGTCGCGGGCACCCCATCGGCACCCGCACGAGGTAGGCGACACCGATCGTCCGGCGCAGCGGGTTGCGGTTGACCGCATCCCAGATGCCCGGCACCTCCGTGAAGCAGTCGGGCCCGAGCAGCACGCCGACCTCTTCGTGCAGTTCGCGCTGCGCGGCGTAGAGCGCGGTCTCGTCCAGCTCGACGTGCCCGCCGATGAAGGCGAGCGAGCCCTTGAACGGCTCCTTGCCGCGCCGGATCATGGCGACGTGGTCGCCGTGGATCAGCACGGCGTCGACCGTGAAGGCGAAGAGTGCGCGTTCATCCATGGTGGTTCTCCTTCTTTTTCTTCGGACGCAGTATGAGTACGATGAACAGGATCGCCGCAGGCCACGCGCAGATAGCGACGACAGCGGCGATGAATTCGAGCCACCCCATAGTCCTATCCTTTCGCCTTCTGCCAGCCTTGCGGAACCCTGATCGGGCCCCGGTGGAACCATTGCGCGTGGATCATGGCAGCGTCGTGCGGGAAATCGCCTTCAGGCAGTTCTTCGACTGTTCCGCACTGATCGCAGATGAGGTTGAACGCTTCCGAGCCCGGACGAATCCGAGCCCGGAAGACTCGCTTCCCTTTCATCGTTCCCCGTTCTCGTATCGCGCCTGCAAGTCCCGCTCGGCGCACACAGCGCACAGCTTCGTTCCGGCGTCGCCGATCAGCGTCGCATGGAACACGATCTTCGTTCCCGGCCTGCACAAGGGCTTGAACCCGAGCGCCGAGAGGTGCACGACCTTGCCGCGTGCGTCCGTGATGGGGTGGGAAGTCTTCATCATCTCGTCCTTTCGTCTGTGTACTGCAACTCTAACATAAATACCCCCGGCCGTGTGACCGGGGGTACCCCTTACTTGATCCGAACCCATGTGATGGGCTCATAGCAGCGCTTGCACTGCCAACCGTGCAGCATGTGCTTCGGGGGCATCCGGTGCCGGTTGTGCCGCGCCGTGCAGCCGGGCGCGCACACGCCTTCGATGCCGCCTTCGGGCATGTCGACGTTCGCCGCGCACCGCTCCGGCCGAGCGCCGATCTTCATCGCCCACATCTGCCAGATTGCGCCGTGTCCGGCCTTCGCTCCGGCGAGCACGTGCGCGATCTCGTGCAGGATCGTGTCGCGCACTTCGGCTTCGCCGTTGCGCTGCACGAAGTACTGCGAGAGCGTGATCGTGCGGATCTTGAACTTCGCGCAGCCGCACCGCTGTTTCGCGCGGTCGAAGGCGAACGACCAGGTATTGCCGATGCCGCGATCTTCCATGAGCGTCAGCGCGAGGTTCTCGGCGGCTTCAAGGTTCATCATTTCGTCCTATCGTCGTGTTGACCAGCAACTATGACGATAATAGCACGAGACCCCGACGCTTGCGCGCCGGGGTCTCATGTGTCGTCTATGCCGCCTCGTCGAGCCGGTTCACTTCGGCGAGCGTCACGCCTGCCTTGAGCGCGTCGAGCGACAGGAATCGGCGGCCGATCCGGTGGTATTGGTGATGTACCCCTTCGATCGCCGCGCGCAGCGCGCATACGGCGTTCTCGGCTTCGACTTCGTGCGTGAAGGCGTCCGACGTGGCAGGCGTACCCGCTGCGTCGTCTTCGTGGTTCAGTGCCCGGTCGAAGCTGACGCGGACGCTGTAAGCGTGGATCATGACGGGGTCCTTCCGTGGTTGTGCCCGTGCTCAACATGCTAGCCAATCGGGGCCTAGCAGGTCAAACACGGGCAATTCCATCGGAGATCAGACGTACGCGAGGTGCATCGACGCGAGCGCGTAGTGCCCGGCGAGATACAGCATGAGGATCAGGAACATCCCGGCCGCCGCTAGATCCCATTCCGAAGGGTCGATCACGGGCGACCCTGTGGAACGTGACGGCCTAGCACTTTCGGGCCGATCACCCTTACGCAGTTCTGGCACTTCGGCAGTTCAGCCGCCTTGTCGTACTCGTCCTGCGATCCGGTGCCGTACCAGAACGCCCACGCACCTGCGCCGCACTCGGCGACGAAACGCGTTCCTGTGAAGGTGCTCAACGCGTGGACGACTGCGCCGTTCTTCAGGTACAGCCACTCGAAGGCCGGAGGCGGCGCGGTCATGTACGCCCCAGAGCGGTCATGATCTCGCGGTGCTTGTCTCGAATCTTTTCGAGTTCGTGCAGGTGCTCACGCAGTTCTTCGACGCTGTATCGCGCGTCGCCCCACTTGATCAACAGTTCAGGCTCGCCGACGCGGCCTTGCGGGTTGACGATGCCGAGCTGAATCGTTACGGGAGCGTCGTCAGAATCGTAGGGTTCGTTGAGATCGATCGTGACGATCATGCTCACTTCCCCTTCGGCTTGTTCGTGAACCACCCGCGCTTGACGCGGTCGAAGGCGTCGTACTCGACGTCGTCGACCGGTTCCATCCGCGCCGGAACCGGAGCGGACGATCCGAACGGCGACCATCCGCCGGACGCCTGCCCGTACCGGTTGCTCTTCGTGACCTTGCCGGGCGTGATGCCGCGGGCTTTGAGCGCCTTCTTCGCCGAGCGCTGCGGCTTGCTGCTTCGCCTCATCTTCGCCTATGTCCTCTCGTGTGTTTCGTGTTCAGGATCGAACTCGTGCCCACATTCCGGGCACAGAACCAGGAACGCCGGACATTCCTCGTCGTCATCTTTCAGGTAGAACACAGTTTCGCAGTCGGGGCAGGTGATCATCACTGACCTCCGAGCGCGAGGCCGAGCACGGCCGCGATCACGAACACGCCTGCGAGGAATACGCAGGCAATCGCGAGGTGACGCCAGAATCCCACGGTCACCACTTCCCGAAGGTGTCGAAGCCGTCGTACGCGCCGTGGAGCTTGCCCGTGAACTCGTCGCGCCACTGCCACGGCACGTCCTGCTCGTCGAGCCACTTGCCGACCCGCGTCATGAGCTGCACGTGCAGCGCCGAGCAAGTCTGACCTTCCGGACCCTGGTAGCTGTACGCCGTGTCGAAGTCGATCGACGCGAAGTGCTTGGGCGTGAAGTACCCGTCGTCGTCCACGTCGTCGGCCTGTCGCCACTCGACGTCCGACCCGTAGTGAATGAACGTCCACGCCGGGAGACCTTGACCGACCGTGGTCGACCAGGAATTGCGGAACGTGTCGTTCTCGCCTTCCCAGAGCTGTTGTTCGGGGGTGCGGCTGTGCTCGTCGAACGCAGCGAGCGCTTCGGAAACGACGCGCTTGAGTTGCACGAGGTCGACCGGACCCTGAATGTAAACGTCGGTGCTGAGTGTCATGATTCGTCCTTTCATCTGGAGCCTAGCGACTCTCCGCGTGGGCTCGGTTCCCCCGATACCGAGCCCAACGGGCAGGCGCTAGAGCTTGCGGACGTCCTTCGGGTCCCACGGACCGCCCGGCGCGTCGATGTCGATCTCGTTGTACCGGACGCCGTTCACGACGGCCGTGTGCGTGCTCGTGACGACGGCGTCGCGTCCGAAGGCGTTGTGCCGAACCGTGTCGCCGACGCGGATCACGTTGCGGTTCGCGTCTTCCACAGCTCTACGGGTGATGTTCGTCTGTCCTGGAATCGTGCTCTGCATGTCTTCGTCCTATCGTCGTGTTCGTCTTGCTGATGTAAAAATATTAGCATGACCGTTCGGGGCCTGTCTACGGGGGTCACCTATTTCGCTCATAGATATGTTGACCTGCGGAAACGACAAAGCCGGATACCCCAACGGGGTACCCGGCTTGACTAGATCAGCGCCGCCATCGCGAGCGCGACGCCGCCGAGAATGACGACGTGCGCCGCCTGGTCGAGCTTCGGCAGGGCTTCGGGATCGTTGTCGATCCACCCGCTCTTGCCGATGAGCCGCGCGAACGCTTCGAGCGTCCAACGTCGATCGATGATGTAGTGCGTGATCCCGTTCAGAATCAGTCCCGACCAGATGACGAACATTGTTTGCACGTCCGCCTCGACGTCTTCGACGAGCAGCGCCGCGCCGAGCACGAAGGCGAGCGTCCCTGTGTAGGTGAGTGCGTGGAAAGCGCAATGAAAACGACCTTCGGAGTTCTCAAGGCGAGTTCCTTTGCGCCCCTTGTGCTGCGCCTGATAGTCCGTCTGCACGAAGTAGTCGCCGAGATAGTGCCCGACGAGCAGCGCCGCGAAGATCGTTGCGAACATGTCATTTCATCCTTTCGTCGGTCCCGGCCTTGCGGCCGGGACCCCTCTTACGGTGTGTTCGACCGGACGACGATCAGGTGCACTGTCCCGTCCGGGTCCTGCAGCTGCGAGCTGTGCGCGGTCGACTGCCAGTCGACCGCCATGTTCACCGCAGGCTGCACGGCGTCGAGACACGTCTGATCGATCGGACCTTCTTCGGTCTCTTCGATCGGGTGCGTCGTCTCGACGTCCCACCCTGCGATGTAGTTGGGATATGTGTACATCCGCTGTCCTCTCCTCGTGCCGTGAGCCTAGCTCTCGTCGTCCTTCTTCGGGGTCCCCCCGAACGGCCTGCGCGTCGCCGACGCGGGTTTCTTTGCGCGTATCCCGGTCGGTCTTGCGCTCTTCTCCGGCCGCCTTCGGGCGCTCCGGCCTGCGATCATGATGCAGCATGTTCCATCATCCTCTCGTTATCAGCGGCTTCGATCTCGGCGGCCGTGGCAACACGGATGCCGTAGTTCGAGCCGCGCTTGCACTCGATCCACGTCGCGTGCACGCCTTGCGTGGGGATGGTCCGCGTCCGCAGCATCGCGTCGAGATCGGTCATGAACATCGGGTACCGCGTGCCGGTCACGAAGTGTCGCCACATGAAATAGGCGGCGCTCCGACCCCGGCCGTACCCCTCGTACACGAGCACGGCGCGCATCGGTTCCGGCGTCCGCCACTCCGGCGGCGCGTCGTGACGCTGCTGCGTCTCCTCGTCGTACCACCATTGCGTTTCGGGGTAGTGCATGAGGTTCCCGTTCCGGTCGTACGGGGCCTTGTATGTCTTCGGCTTACTCTTCGTCGGCATCCTTCGTCTCTTTCGTGTCGCAGTTGCATCGCTCTTCGCGCCCGGCGGCGCAGCCTTCGGCGTGGAACCACCGACCGACCGTGCTCGGGTACAGGGTCGACGCCGGAACGAGCATGAACCATCCGGGGTCGAGCGACGCCGCGAGCATGTTGTGCTCGCTGACGTCTTCGGGGTGACGGTATCCGTAGCGGTTCATGACCGGCTTCGGCAGTAGCTGCACTGATCGTTGCAGCCGGTGCACGCCCGAACCTCGTCGATCTCGATTCCTAGCTTCGCTTCGACGTATTCGAGATTGCGCAGGGACTTCGCGAGGTTCGACAGCAGGTGATTCCGGCCGTCTGCGCTCACTTCCGCCCACTGCTGTACGAGGTGCGCCGCCGCGCCCGAGACGGCCGTCAGCGCGTTGTGATGGCGTGTCGCTCCCGGTCCCGCTTGCATGTCGCGCTCGCGGATCGTGCGCGCGTACGCGCGGCTCATGAGGTCGGCTCGGTTGCTCATCTCCGTGAAGCGCTGCCGCAGGAACTCGATCGCGGCTTCGAGCCGCATCGCTGCGACCGGCGGCGTGTGCCCGTCCCACTTCGGCGACGTCGGAACTTCGGCGATGCCGTCGAAGTGTCGCCAGTGCTCGGCCTTGTAGTGGTTCGTGATCTGCCCGGCCGGAGTCTCGACCTGCACGACGAACCATCCCCCGCCGAAGCAGGCTTCCCCGCTGTGATGCTTCCACGACCGGGTGACTTCCCACCCGGCATGATCGAAGGCGAGCGCCGCGTGCGCGTTGTACAGCAGCCGGTACTCGTACAGCTCGTTGTGCGTGTGGTGCCCGTCTGACGCGTCGCCGTTGGCGAGCGCCGCGCGCATGGCGTCGAGCTGACCCTTCACGCTGTTGTAATCGGCTTCAAGACTCATCGCTTCCCGCCTCCGTTCGGCTTCGGGCTGCAGGTCGGGCAGAGCGTCGAGCAGCTACCGCACTTCATGATCATGTCCTTTCATCGTTCGTCGATTTACGTCAGAGTATCACGAAGGGGCGACCCCGAAGGATCGCCCCTAAGTCCTTGCTAGAAGGGCCACTTCCCGTCACGACCAGCTTCGAGCGTCTGCATGATCGTGAAGGCCGAGTCGGAGAATCCGCCGAACTCGTGCCGGTTGCCCGACCCGGTCGGCATCATCGACGCCTCGTACCCCGTGAGGTTCCACGCGTAGACGGGCACGTTCGCCGGTACGGCGTTCTTCACGTCACCCGGACCGTACGGCGAGCTGTAGCGCTCGTTCATGGTCTGCATGTCCGTGAGGATCACGACGCGGTCGTGCCCGGCGAAGGTGTCGTGCATCGCCTTCGCGATAGCGGTTCCGCCTCCGGCTTCGCCCACGCGGGCGATGAGCTGCTTCGTCTGCGTGAGCACCGACCCGCCGTACGCAAGCTCGTGCTTGAAGGCACGGTCGGCGAACCCGTACAGGTCGACCTTCGCGGCCTTCTTCGCGAGCGCGACGCCGAAGAGCGCCGCCACTTCGACCGGTCGCACGCCCGACTTGCCCGAGACGCTCGACCACGACATCGAACCCGACGTGTCGACGAGCACGAGCGTGCGGCCGGGCAGCTTCGGGATGTTCGCCGTCGAAGCTTCTAGGGCTTCTTCGAGCGCCTGCCCCCAACGGAGCGACGGCGCGGCCGTATACGCCGAGTAGAAGCGGAAGGGAAGCTGACGCGACGCCGCGACGCGAGCCGGATCTTCGATGATCTCGACGATCTTCTTCGCGTGCGCCTTCGACACTCCGGCTTCGTCCATGTTGCGCAGGTTGCGGATGATCGCCATGTAACCGAGCGCGTCGGCGTCGATCAGCGCTTCCCACAGCTTCGCCTTGTCGAGCTTCGACCCGCCGAGCGAGAGCGCGTCTTCCCACGTGAGCCCACCCGTCTTCATCCGCTCGGGGTCGAGCAGAATCGCCGGTTCCCGAGCCGCGATGGTCCGGATGCGCCGGTTCGCCGTCAGCATCGCGAAGCCGTCTTCGTCGGCGCGGCCGTGGCGACGGTCGATTGCGTACTCGAAGAGATCGCCGAGCGCGGTCCTGCGCACCGAAGGGTGCCACGTCGTCGGGCACACGGTGTCGATCACGTCGCCGAAGCGGTAGCCGTGCGAGTCCGTGTCGTACTTGAGCACCGTGTACTCGCTGTACAGCGCCTTCCGGTCCGTGCCGTGCCCCACGATGGCGTCCGCGATGCCGCGCTTCACGGCGATCGGGATCGAGCGGCCGTACCGCGAGCGGTAGTACGCGATCATCTCGCCGGGCTCGTCGGCGCGCTGTAGCACCGAACGCACGACGGCGCGCGAGGTGAACTCGCTTCGCCTCGTTCCGGCGCGCATCGCGAGGATGTCGGCCGCCTCCGGACGCTGCATGGCGCGAACGTACTCGACTGCGCCGACGATCGCGGCCGTGCGGATGTTGGCTTCGCTGCGGAGCCACTTCAGGAACCGCGCGAGCCACACCGGGTCGGACAGAGCGACGTCGGCGACGAGCGCGCGGAACCGGTCGGCTCCGTCGTGCGCCGTCTCATAGAACGACTTCTCTCCGAAGAACCGGCCTGCGCCGAGCATGAACAGCTCGCTACGCGCGTCGCGCTTGTAGCCGGGAGCGCCTTCGTGAGTCGTGAGATCGCGCTTACGGGCGCTCGTCACGGGCGACGTGGTCGCGGTGCGAGTTCCTGCGCGGTTGAATTTCGTCATGATGTCCTCTCTTCATACGGGGTGGGAGGACTACACCCGAAGAAAGCGGCGCGCGAATCCGATCGAGATCGGGACACTGCTGCTCTGCCAGTTGAGCTACCGATCGGGTAAGCGATCGGCCGGGACTCGAACCCGGATCAGCCGTTTAACAGACGGAAGGAACCGTTCTCTGCACTTCGCGCGCCGCTCTTCAGTTGAGACCTCCCGATTCAAGTTGCGTGCGGTAATCGGAACACCGATTTCTTTGCAAAAGAAATGTGAAGTAACCGCTCGCGTCACATCGGGAGATGTGAAAATTATGAGGTTGCCCGAATCAAAGTCGGTACCGCGCTTGCGACCGACGCTCTGCCACTGAGCTACCCCCGGCACTGCCGGGGGACCGGATTCGAACCGGTGACCTTCGGTTCCCTGTGAAGTATGCGAAACCTGCACTTCGGGCAACCATGAACTTAGATCATCATGAATCAGAGCGTCGGCGGGAACGGACGTGATCGGAAGCTACCCCCGGCCTAACCGGATGCTTACCGCGTCCACTGAGATTGGTAGTGGAAGTAACCGCGTGACTTCACTTCATGATGAAGTTGGAACCGATGAATCAAGACGCGTTCGGTCATTTGCCAATCACGGCGAACCTTGCGGTAGCTGTGTTTAGGATTCGAACCTGAAGTATCCGAGCGCTGCACTTCATCGGTGCATGATTCGAATATACACGAGCCTTCCGGGGCGCGCAACCGGGTACCCGCCTTCGGCGTTGTCGCAGGTGAGACCCGCTGTTGTGTGCCGTGGCAGCGTGTGATAAATTTTTCGACATCGACATACGACGAGAGGACAACCGATGCAACTGGTCTGGAATCTGCATCCCAAGCAGATCAACGTGCAGCAGGCGCGCAGCGCCGCGTATCAGTATCGACTGCAAGAGTGGAACGACGGCCGCGCCGAGCTGACGGTTCAGCACCGGGGCGACCGGCCGAGCGAGACCCCGATCAAGCGCTTCGTCTACAAGAATCGGAACGGGGCCTTCGGCGGCGCGCAGCGCTTCGAGAATCAGCACGGCTACCGCGACCCCGCGCACCACTCGCCCGCCGAGATCGTGCCGTTCCTTGGCGAGCTGCCCGTGCAGTTCGTCGTCGTGATCCGCTCGGCGCAACAGAACGCGCAGGCGGCGCGGAACACGGTCGACCGGGGCGACGCGCCCGAAGGACTCTTTGAGCAGGAACGCGACACGTACGAACGTCTCTGCGCGTCGGTGCTGAGCTGCACGGCGTACGACTGCTACGTGCGCACGGAGATCGACACGCCGTGGTGCGCCACGCACCGCGAGACCTACGAAACCACGGAGGACTAGACATGGCACAGCGCCCACCCCGCATCGGCTCGCAGCCGACGCCGCGTGACCCGCAGACGGAGGCCGTTCGCGACCAGACGACGAGGGGGAACCCCTTCGGGAGCAAGTACAGCAGCAAGGGAAAAGAGCAGCGTTGACGGAGCCGCTCAGAGCGCGAGACGTGAAGGTCGGCGACGTGCTGCCGGACGGGTCGACCGTCTACAGCGTCAACCCAAGCGCTCGCGGGTACAACATCATGTCGCGCTTCCCGGACGGCAGCACGAAGCGCAGGCAGTACGCGGCGCAGACGATCCTTCCCGGCCCCGACGAACGGCATCCGTCCCGCTTCGAAGGTGGGCATCCGTGGGCGCGCAAGGGGCGCGCTACCAGCAGAAACACATGATCTGAAGTAAATCGGGGACCCCCCTTGCGGGGTCCCCGAACCTCATGCTAAATTTATTTCACCAGCAAGACCGACACAGACGATAGGACGAAACGATGGACATCACGGCTTCCCTGAACAGCAAGACCGTCGCCGAGCTGCGCAAGCTTGCCGCTTCCTACAACATCGCCGGTCGCTCGACCATGAAGAAGAGCGAACTCGTCGCCGTGCTCGCTCACGACGGTCTCGCAGAGCTGTCGATCGCGATCGAGAACATCGACGACGCCGCGCAAGAGCGCTTCGCCGAGCAGTACCGCGCCGCGCAGCAGTCCAGCGCCGACGCCGACGCCGCGTACATCGAAGAAGGTATCGAGCGCGACGAGGCGGCCGACGCCGAAGCCGGGGAACTGCTCGACGCCGCTCTCGGCGAGTACGTCACGCCGACCGGCTCGCAGGGACAGATCGCGATCACGAAGTACAGCACGCACGAAGCCATCGCGACGGCCGCCTTCGACGTCGACTCGATCGGCGGACGGGTCACGCGTGAGCGCGGCCGGTGGGTCCTGCGCGACGGGAACCACACGATCCGCGCGAAGACGCTCGGCAAGATCGCGAAGCTGTGGGCGAAGAAGCTCGGCTTCTTCGCGATCGTGATCGACGTCGAGACCATGAGTTAACAGCTTCCGCAAGGTCGGTGCTCGGACGCAGGGCACCGACCGACGCGGGACAGGATGAAACAATGACGACCATGACCCCGACGAACCGCCGAGCGAAGCTCGCGTACCGCGAGCCTTCCGGCGCTGTCTACCGCACGAAGCACGCACCGAAGGCCGACGCGCTGTGGCGCGACATCGTCGCCGGAATCGTGTTCATTGTGGTACTGCTGCTCGGCGTCGCCGTCGTGCTCGTCGGTGGCCTGCTCGTATTCGGATAGGGAGAATGGACGACATGACCGACACGAAGGCCGCGCACGCCGCGACACCGAAGCTGACGGCGCTCGAACTCAAGGGCTTCGCCGAAGGCGTGCAGTTGCTCGCCGAGCAGATCGAAGGTGGGTACGCGCACAACCCGACGAAGGAACAGCTCGCCGACGCCGAGCAGGCAGCGCTCGCGCTGCTGCGGAACGCGCCGCTCGCTGTCCGCGCGATCCGCAGGCTCGAAGGCTACGCCGACGACATCGCCAGCAGCGCTGCCGCACGCCGCGACGGCATCATGACATCGATGTTCGGACCCGACACGGCGTGAAGCTCGACCCGAAGCGCGTCGGCCTGATGTTTGTGGTCGTCGGCGCAGTGATGATGTGCTCGGCGCTCGCACTGATCGCGCTCGCCGAGACGTACCTGAAAGTAGGACCATGACCGTTACGCAGGCCGTGCTCATATTCGCGACGGTCGCGCTCGCCGGAGTCGGCCCGTTCATCGCCGTGAAGCGCGGAGGCGACGCCTACGACTTCGGCGACGAGCCCGAGCCCGAGCCGTACGAGCGCACCGACGACGACACGACGCAGATTCCACGGGTAACCGACGAGGTCGACCCGTACCTTTATTAGATACCGATGAGAGGACAGACACAGATGAAAATGGTCAGAGTGTACGAGCCGGGCGACCTGCTCACGGCCGACCAGGCAGCGGACCACTTCGGGTACACGCGCGATCACTTCCGCAACCTGCTCATGATGAGCAACAAGGCGGCCGACCCGCGCTTGATCCGACTCCGGATCGAGACCGACGCGACGTGGCGCAAGGCGAACGGCAGCCGGGCGCAATACGTCTTCGAGTACGAGGCACTCAAGGCGTGGTACACGCAGCGGCAGAACCGCCCCACGGTCAAGGCGAAAGCGTCGCGCCGCACGAAGACGCCGAGCCCGGTTCTGTAGACGCACAACGAACGGCCGCCTTCGGGCGGCCGTTTCCGTATACTCGGCGTATGTCGTCGCCTACCGCTCCGGATCTCGCGGCCGAGATCATCGCCGCACTCGACGATGCCGAGCGCGCGAAGATCGATTACACGGCCGACCCCGTGCGATGGGCGAACGACGAGGCCGGGGTGCATCTCTGGTCGAAGCAGCGCGAAGTGATCGAGAGCGTGCGCGACAACCGGCGCACGGCCGTGCACTCGTGCCACAACGTCGGCAAGACGTTCACGGCCGCCGTGACGGCCGCGTGGTGGATCGCCTCCCACAAGCCCGGCGAAGCCTTCGTACTCTCGACCGCGCCGACCGCTCCGCAGGTTAAGGCGCTGCTGTGGCGCGAGATCGGCCGCCTGCACGGCCGGGCGAATCTTTTCGGCCGCGTGAACCTTACCGAGTGGTACATCCCGAACGAGGCAGGCGGGGAAGAACTCGTCGCCTTCGGCCGCACCACGTCGAAGGACAATGAAGCGGCATTCCAGGGTGTGCACTCGAAGTACGTGCTCGTCATTCTCGACGAGGCTTCAGGCGTCGACCCTAAGATCTGGCAGGCGGCCGAGTCGATCGCATCGAACCGGCTATCTCGAATCCTCGCGATCGGGAACCCGGACCTGCCGCACTCGCCCCTCGCGACGGCCTGCCGCGACGAGAGCCCGTACAACGTCATTCACATCGGGATCGAGCACGCTCCGGCGACGACCGGCGAAGCCGTTCCCGATGAGCTGCTCGACTATCTGATCTCGCCGGAGTGGGCGGCCGACATGCTCGCCGAGTGGGGCGCAGAGTCGG